ATGCCTGGACAACGTTACACATGGACGGATCCCGTTCTATGCCACTATGATTTTGACCTATCAAAGAATTGGTTTGTCTATTTTGATATAACCGATTCTTTGACGGGAGACAAACAAAGGAAACAATTTCGTGGCGGTATCAACTTCTACAAAAAAAAGAATGAAAGAATTGCAGAGGGCAACGCCCTTGCATCTTTTTGGCGGGAACAGCTGCAGTGTGGGTGGAACCCATTTCACAAGAGTGCGCCGGTTCAAAAGAAAAATATTTTGGATGCTGTAAATTATCTGTGCTCCATCAAAGCAGATACGCTCAAAAAAAGAACAAAGGAAACATATGTTTACCGGCAAAAGATTTTTGTAGAGTGGCTAACGGTAAACAGGCTTTCAAATTTGCCGGTTGAAAGATTTAATGTTGAGATGGCAAATGCTTTCACAGATTGGCTGATTGCAGAAAAAAAATTCCAAAACAGAACCTACAACGATTTTAAAACATTCCTATCAGGCCTGTTCAATGAAATGATCCGCCGGGAAATGCTTTCAAAAAATCCGTTCGCCAACATCAAAACCAAACCGGTTGCCATTGGGAGAAATATTGCCTTTGATGATGCAGAGCTACTGCAGTTGAAAGAATTGCTTTACCGGCACGACCGGGAGTTGTATTACTTCACGCAGTTCATGTACTACTGCTTCATTCGCAGAACAGAGCTTACACATTTGCGAGTAAGAAATATTGATTTTGAAAACATGACCATCACTATTCCTTTGGACGATAATTCGGAAGGCGCCAAAAACAACATTCAGGAATCAGTTGTAATGCCCAAAGGTTTTTTATCCATCATTAATGAAATGCAGCTGCATAAACTTCCGGGAGGCTGGTTTGTTTTTGGCCGTGGAGTAATGCCGGGGCCGTACCAATACCGACAGCCAAACCATATATCAGCAAGGCACAAAAGTTTTTTGGATAAACATTTTTCAGGCATTGACAAAGACAAGGGTTTGTATTCGTGGAAGCACTCAGGAGTGTGCAAGGCATACGAAAAGACCAAAGATATTTTTGCAATCATGCGGCAGTGCAGGCACTCGGATATTTCTACAACACAGATTTATTTAAAAAGCCTTGGATTGATTGATAACGCAGCAATAAGAAATGCGGTATGGTAAAAGATAAAGCCCTGCTGAACCAGGGCTTTAATATGAAAAAACGGCCAGCGAAAGGTTCAAAGCTATAAAAGTCATACCGCATAACAAAAAACCCCTGCAAATTTCTTTGCAGGGGAAAAACGAATGGTATGCAATTAGAACGGAACTAAGGTAAAGATTTTTTTTGTAAAAAAGTTATACTGTATAACTTTGCTTTCATGCGTCCCCTATATTCAAACGTTTACGTCCAGCCAATCAACGAAGCGCAATCCAGTTCATCAGGAATGAAATTAGCTACCGGCAATCTTGTAAAAGGGAAGGTAATTGCCGCCGGGCATTCCGTTTCCGATATTTTAAAACCCGGTGACATTGTTTTGTATGACAAGGACAAAGGCGATAAGTTTTCACACAATGGAATAGAGGGGATATTTATTGACGCAATTCAACTCGTATCCATTATATGAAATTAATTCAATCCGGCGCAGCCGCAAGGGAAACGCTACTACAATCAATCGCTGAACTTTACAAGCCTGTTGCTTCCACCATGGGCCCGAAGGGCAAAACGGTGATCATTTCAAATGTCCACGATGCCGGCCGCTACACAAAAGACGGCGTAAGTGTTGCCAGGGAAATCAGCCACGAAAACCAGCTGATTAACGCCGGAATAAAAATCTTCCGGGAAGCGGCCAACAAAACAGTAAAAGACGCCGGGGATGGTACCACAACATCAACCGTTTTGCTTTACCACCTGATAAACGAAGTGCATAAGCGTATGCAATCAGGAGCAAATATTGTTGACATTAAAAACGCCCTGTCTATCGAATTGGATATTTGTGTAAATGCGATCAAAGAAATGGCTGTTCCATTGGTTGTGGATGGGCAGCCGGACATCCCTAAAATTTTACAGCTGGCTTTAACTTCCGCCAACGGAGATCAGTTTGTTGCCGAAAAAATTGCAGAGGCATACGAAAAGGTGGGCCCCGGCGTAGCAATAGAAGTAAGGGAGACGCAGAAGCCGTCCTATTTGGAAACGGTATCCGGAATGCGGCTGGAAAACGGCATGGCATCGCCTTATTTTTCAAATATTGAAGACAAGGTAATGTGCATGCACAAAAACCCATTGGTTTTCGTCACCGACAAAGCGCTGTTGAAAAACACCGACATTTTACGCTTCATTGATTACTCCCATGGAAAAGGGTTGCCGCTGGTTATTTTCTGCACCGACATTGCCGGGGAAGCGCTGGGCATGTTGAACCAAAACGTTGCGGAATCAGGCTTGCAGGTTTGCGCAGTTGCTCTCCCGCTGGGCATCCGCACCACCCGTGACACGCTGAAGGATATTGCCGCTTTTACCGGGGCAAAGTTCTGCAGCCATGAGCTTGGCTATAACCTGGACAATATTTCGGACGATGAAATACCCTCTTATTTAGGCAGCATGCAAATGTTTCAGGCGGCAGCTGAATATTCAATACTGGCCGGCGGCCGGGGAACAAAAGAGGCGATACAGGCCAGGATAAACGAAATAAACGAAAAGATCACCCCGGATGTATCCGATTGGATGCGGGAAGAATTGCTTTCCCGGAAATCAAAGCTTTCAGGCGGCTTTGCCCTGCTTTACATTGGTGGGAAGACTGCCGGTGAGATAAAGGAATTAAAAGACCGCTGCGAAGATGCTGTTTTGGCTGTTCGCTCTGCCATTGAGGCAGGATATTTGCCCGGATGTGGTAAAGCGTATCTTATGGCCTCAAAAAAATTGCCCGGAAAATCTATTTTGATCGAAGCGCTGCACTCAATTACTCGGCAGGTTTGCTTTAACGGAGACATCAACGAAATACAAACCGGGGAAATCATTTTAAAAATGCTTTCATCTGGCGTTACTTTTGGCTACAACGCCCGAACCGATACAATGGAGGATTTATTTAAAGCCGGTGTTATTGATAGCGCAAAAGTTGTCATTTCAGCCCTTCAGAATGCCGTTTCCGCTGCCCTGGCCTTTGTAAACACGGAATTTATCATTGCTCAGGAAAAGAAAGATTAATCACCTTCCAGTATCCATGTATAGGATTTTTTGTACCGATCCTTCCATTTGTGCAGGAAGTCAATGGTAACGCCGTATGTGGCAAGTTCCAGCGCTTTCAGGTGGGAAAGTTTAACATCCATGGATTCAGCAAATTCTTTTTGAGTAAGCCCGGCTTGATGCCGGGTTTCTCTTAGTCTTTTGGCAATGCCTGGATCACCAACCTTTGGCTTTACAGGCTTTTTCTTTTTTGTTTTGCTGACGGACATTTTTTTAGTTTGTTAAGGAGCGGACGAAAATACAAAAAAAGGATTGAGTTGCGGCAATTGGGCGGAACTGCGGCAATACAAGAGTTAGCAGCAATGCCTGACCAACACACAATCCTGCTTTGCTATATGCCGCCACATGGTTCGCTGCCCAGCATAGTCCTCCCACAATACATAGTCTTTAATGCCACCAGCATTATCAACGTCAAATTCTTCACCGATTAAGTTTCTATACCAACCCTGCTCGTATGAGCATTGGGTAATTCTGACCCGACAAGGAGCAGGCGGCAGGGCACTGCTGCTAACATCGGTTTGCTGCAAGTCAGGCTGATTGTTTTCTAATGAACTGTTTTCCATTTTGTAAACTTTAGTTTGTTATTAAATACTGTTGTGCTGCCAAGTCCTGCCCTGACAGCAAGCCGTCAACCGTTGTAGGCAATTTGGCAACCGTCTCCATAATCTAAACTTCACCTAAAAACTTTCGTATGACACCAAAAACTCTTTTAATTATGTTAATGGCACTTGTTTGCCAAAACGCATTTGCTCAAAATAAAAAATCAAATAAAGAAGCTCCTAACAAATTCGAGAACATTGATACCACTTCTTCATCAAATCAAAAAGGAACTGAGGACATCAGTGAATATGGAGGAACACCAATAGTGACAAGAACAAGTAAATTTATTGAAATTTCTGAGGAAAAATCAGGTGAGGAAATTGCAAGTTTATATGATGAATGTGTGGTGATTATCAGTGGGTCATCCTCCACATTTTCCAGTCAAGGTAGCGGAGTAATAATATCTTCTGATGGTTATTTAATAACAAATTATCACGTGATAGCTGGAATGAACAATATAACCGCTTCCAATGCTATTATTAAAAATACTCCAGTCACAATTATATTTAAAGACCAAACTAATGACATAGCACTTTGCAAACTTCCTAAATCAAATTATAAGACTGCTCAATTTTGGTTTGGTGATGCGCTTTTTAAGGGGTCGACAATATATGCTATTGGAAGTCCATTAGGAACTCCAAATATGATTACAAAAGGAATTGTGTCCGGTAAGTATATCGAAGATGGTAAAGCATATATAGTTCATGACGCAGCCATGGGCAGCGGATCTAGCGGAGGAGCATTAATAAATGCAAAAGGTCTTCTTGTAGGCATCAATACAAAAGTGAAATTGCAACAAAAAGAAACTGTTGTTCAAAACTTCAATTATGCAATACCAATTCACGTAATTGAAAATATTCTTAAAGAAGCAGGTTATGAAAATGTTCTTAAAAATACTTCATCCAAATAAAACTGCCTACAACAAATGTATTACAGCAAGCGGGGCAGAAGTACAAATCATCAGCTGGAAACCGCTACTGTACTGCATTCACGCATGCAGTACAGCTATGGAACATCGGTTGTAAACATCAAATTTTAAATCAATAATCGGCTGCAGTCCCACGCATGCGGAACATGAAAAATCCCGCCTGCTTTAATACTCGGTCGTTGGGCGCAATACTACGCTACCATTAATTCAGGATTTTCATATTTATTACCAATAACTTCTGTTTGATTCCACCATTCTATTGAGTATAATGAGCATTGGTCTTCTGACACTGTTGCATGGAAAGCGTAATCCTTCCAAACGACAACATTCCACCCTCCTTGCCAATTTTTTACAATATCTCCTTCCCATATTTCTTTACCATTTTTATCCTTCAACCCTGTATTTTGAAGGAAAATAGATTCATTCGGGAAAATGTCATATTTGTTTTCGTCTGGAACATACTGTGTTAACTCATTGTGTAACTCAAATGATTTCCCCATCTTTTTTAAAGACGGAATCCACGCCTTAAAATTTAATTTTCTTTTCATAATAAACGTACATGCGCCCAACATTTGCTTTGTGGCAATAGTGGCAGAAGTGCCAGCTTCAACTTTTGATTTTCTATTTGACATAAGAATATATTTTGAACATTTGATTAATAAATTCCACTACTGCACAAAGCAGTTCAACGTTGGGCGTAAGCACTACCAGCATTTATTGCCAGTAGTGCTGCCCGACAAATTAAGAACGTGGAGGCCAGTGCCAGGTTCTTGGCTCTTTAGTTTCGCTGTAAGGAACAGAAGTTGCCCATACATCTTTTTCACCATCAGCCAATACTTTTAAATTCACCTCATCGTTTTCGTATGAAGTGTTTTCCCACGTTCTTACAATAACAGCAGGTGACGTTTCGCCATTATTGTTTTCTTTTCTTGCATCTTCTGGCCACACGTAGATTACTACTCTACCAGAAGACGGCTTTACTTCGGACTTTGCCATTTTATTTACGGTTTGACCAGAGCCGTTATGGTTTAATTTTCTATTAAATTACCCGTGCCTAACGCCCAACAAACGGTTTGGCGGCAGTCGGGGGACAAGTGCAAATCCTCATCTTCGCTTATCTATCGGCTTCGGAAATATGGTCAGCAGCAGTTTTTCAAATACCGCCCGACCGCCAAGCCGAAACCGTTAGCGGCCATTTAATATTTAAAGCGATCATACGCCTGTATATTTTTTTTCATTTTGGTTTCTACAAAAAACTTTGCCATGCTTTCCATCATTGCTTTCAGTTCTTCATTTATGTTCCCGTGGAAAATTACTTTGTTATCAAGCGGGTACCAGGTTGTTACTGCAATGTTGTATCCGGGCACTCTTTCTTCTGCCAGTGGCTTTATTTTTTCCATCTGCTGGTTAAGCAGCTGGGTATCTTTGTACATCCATACCCTGCATATCCATAAAGGAAAAACAGTGTGCAGGATGTAGGTCCCGTCTTCTATGTTTACGAAAACAAATTTTTCTACTTTAGGCATCTTGCTTTTTGATTTTAAACTGTATTTCCACACCGTAACCATTAACTATCTCTTCCAGTATATCCAGGCTAATATTTCGGATTCCCCTTTCTATGTACGAAAGGTTTGAAGCAGCCTGACCGGTTTTTGCTGCAGCATCTTCTAAAGTTAAATTTTGCTTTTTCCGGAATGCTTTTAGTGCGGATCCAACTTGTGATTTTAAATCTTCTGTGGTTTTCTCTTTCATTTTTGGGGAGTGTTGATGCACCGGAGCAGCCATATAGGATAACGCCCCGGTGGGTTGTGTTTAGTTAAGGGCAAAATTGCGGGTTTATACTTGCTTTTTTCACCCTACAAACATTTTTTTAAGTGCATATATCTGGGTCCATAATGTAGGGTGTTTTTGCCCATCAAAAAGGCTGTGACCTTCCAACGGGGTTTTCTGCAAATGAAATTCAACAGAGTTTAACGCCATGCTGGCGGTAAACAATAACTCCCCTATCTTTTCCCGTTTATCTTTGGGAAGTAGCTTTATATTTTGCAATAGTGCTGTGTCGGTGGTTTGTTGTGCTTTCATGCTGCACCGCTATTTATTTAACCGGTTAGCGTTCCGGGGGTTGGTTAATATTTCATTGGTGATGTTAAAAGACTGTCTAACTGATCGGCGTCTAAATCCGGGTATTCAATGTGCAAAATATCTATTTCGTAGCCGTCCGTTCCCGGTTCGCATTGGGTGTATGCCGCAACCGCTTCCGGTGCATCTGTTACCCCTTTGTACGGGCACAATTTCCAGCGGCAAGCGTGACCAGGATTTTTACACCCGGCGCAACACATGAGCAGGGCGGCAATTATTATGAGTAGTAAGTGGATGTTTTCTTTTTTCATTACATTAGGTTTATGTGTTAATTAAAAAGGGGTACGGATTAAAAACAAAGCGGGGTAATAGTTATTTTTTAATAATAAAAAAAACGAGCGGTTAATTTATCGGCTGGCTCTAACTGGTGCTTACTCCTGTAGAACTCTTTCGCTTGTTTGCATGTTTTACTTTGATCTGTGCTACAGACATAACGTCCATTTATAAACAAGTCAATTTTATAGCATCCAGTAGAACTGTTATATTTTTTATTTTTCATTGTCTTAGCTTTTAGAAGGTTATTTTTTAGGCCGTATAATTTGCAGCCAGTAAGCGCCGGTGAATTTCATGGTGGGTAGGGTGGGGTTATGGTTTGTCTAATATTACAGTTACAGTACTTACTCCGGTCGGACGAAATACACTGGCGAAGCTTCCTGCTGGGTTCTCTTCAATTGTTCCGTAGCGCTCAACCATTTGTAAAAATTCCGGGCTTCTGTGTTTGTTGTTAGCCATTATTGCTACCAATCTGCCGCCGCCGTTCAATAATTGGAATGCGTGTTTTACATGTTCAACATCCTGCAGGTTTTCAAACGGCGGGTTCATAATTATTTTGTCGAACTTTAAAGATTCAGTATCGTTAAGCATGTTTAAAAAATCGCCGTTTTGCACTAAATGCCCCTTTGCTTTTAGCGCTTCAAATAAAGAATGGTTAATTTCAACGCAAAGCAGCTCATTGCCGGGGTGATCTGCTTTTATTTGATCTGCGATGTGCCCAAGTCCGGCGGATGGTTCCAAAATGGTGTCGCCGGGTTGAATGTTTGCCAATTCAACTATCTGCGCTGCAAGTGTTTCGGGGGTAGGGAAAAAACCTGGTATTTTTGATCCTATAAATTTTCTTTCGAGCTCTTTTATTTGCAGGCTTCTTTTTTGCTCTTCGCTTAATCCTGTGCCTTTTTCAAGGTTAAGCAGCTCACGCAATGCAGCCCTTAATTCTTCAATTGTATCTATACCGATGCGCTGAAGTCTTTTCATGTGCATTAACTGTTCTTTATATCGGTCAATTTGCCAACTATCCACAACGCTACATCTCTGGCAAAATAGAGTTTCGTAGTCCTCTACCCTTTGCTGGCTGTTTATGAGTATATACTCGTAAGGTGCCAATCTTTTAAGCATGCGGGAAGCGGCTAGTTTTTTGCCGGGAACATCTTTCATTCTCTCAATCTCTCCTTTTCGGTTTGCATATAAAATAGGGTATGGTAATTCTGCAAAGTTCACCGTCTCTAAACTTGTTTGGTATTTGCTGCGGTCTAAATTCAAAGCGTTTATGTGCCGGTTTTTCGCCATACTCAAAATACTTTTAAGCTCTTCAAGGTCTCTGCTATTGCTTATTTTGTATAGATATTTTATTTCTTCAGTCTCCATCGCTTCGCCAATTTTTACAAGTGTTTTGCCAAAGCTTATTTGTGCCGCCGCCTTTCTTTCGGCGTTTTCAGCCATTGCGGCCCGGCGGTGGGTGTTGGTTTCTCTGTCCCTGTTAAGTTCCCGCTCTCCATCTTTAATGAGGTTTATCCCTTTTTCTTTTAATGCTTCAGCTCTTGTTTGTTGTTTTTGCTCGGCGGATTGTTGCTTCAGCTCGCTTGCGTCTACATTGCCGTTCTTTACTTGTGCAAATAGTTCTGCCGCTTCTTTGTTTTCAAACGTGAATCCGGGAATAGCGCCGTTGCCTTTAAAGCTGGAATAGTAGCCGCCTAATTTTTTGGCTCTATTGTTTAACTCTTCATAAACAGAGCGTTGAACCCTTGTATCGAGCACGACAACCCAAAGAGGTATTTGTTTTTTTGCATGGAAACTTTCTTTTATGTGCATTTCAGCACTTACGTTCTCAACAGATGCAACCTGTGCCTTTTGTTTTTCTTCTCTTTCTTTTATGGCTCTTCTTAAATCTGCTGTTAATTCATCGTATTTTATCCGCTGTTCACTGGTTAGGGCCGCCTCCCCTTTACTAGCTATGAAGCTGCGAAACTCTTCAAGCGTTTCGGGGTTGTTCAGTGCCTTTTCTCTTTCCTCTCTTTTGGCTTGCAATTTTGCTTTATATGCGGCGTATGTCTCTGCGGTGTAAGAGTTTGTTATTCTCTTTAAAGCCTGCTGCCATGTTTCATCAAATGGGGAATAAGAAAAACTATCCCCCATCACGGCGCATTGCGCTATTGTAGAAAATACACTATCAACCGCCTGTTTTTTATTGTCGGCTCTGTACGTGTATTTTTTAAGGGTTGCAACTGTTTCTTTCGCAATCAATCCTTTCAAAAAATCTTCTTCAGTCAAAACAAACTCCTTAAATGTTTGCCAGTCTTCAAAAGAATGTCCGTTTGAATACAACGTCCTCGCTGTATTAAGTAGCTCCGTAAAATTGTTTGGCTTATTCATATTTATTCGCCTTTCGCCTGTTGGCCCGGCGGCTGTGCCGGTGGTTTATTTGATTAACAATTAAAATTTAAAGAATACTGAGAAAAGCTATTTTTCATCACATCCGCAATGGCATATATACCTGAAGCCTTAGCCGGTGGCAATTGTCCGGTAAGTTGTCGTGCTATCTCTTGCCTCAGCATGATATTGTTCGCACCGCTTAAATACTGGGCGCAATGAAAATCAAAGCATTGGGGGCTATTCATGTAACTATTTTTTAGTGCATTAATTACATCCGTTGCCCGTGTGGTTAGTGTTACTTTGTTGTTTTGCATAATATATTCGCCCTTTCGCTATTGCCCGGCAGGCTGAACCGGTTGTTATGGTTAATTGAATGGGTTTTTGCTTTTAGAATTAAAAACCATTGCCCACGCTTTTGCGTACATTTCAGCAGCCTTGCCAACTGGCACTTTTACATGGGGAAAGCCGGCTTTGCAAGCCATTTTATAAACTTTCTTATCAAATTTGTTTGCGGTGGTCATACTGCAGTGTTTTGTTGTCATCAATCAATTAGCGTATAAAAAGGAAACAACCGGTAAAACTTCTCAGTAGCTTTTGCCTCGTTAACCTCAGTTATTGTAACGGTCCCGGCGGTAGTATTGAAAATGAATGTTTGCATGACCTATATATTAATTTACCTTAATACTGTTCTCTTCGTTTAAAAATGAAACTACCTCTGAAATTTCATCCATATATCTGCCCTTCTCGCCACCTTCCATTGAAGTACGAACAAGTTGCAACCCGTTGTCCTGTTCTATACTGTCAATTATCCAAACTATACCGGATGTAGTTTGGAACTTAGAACCTTGAAGTATGTCGTTAACTGTTATCATTGTTTCATCGTTTGTTGACACAAAGTTATGCTATATAACTATATAAACAAGCAAAAAGTATCAAATTTGATAAATTTAGTAGCTGTTCAATAAAATGCCTATATTTTATAACATTTGATAAAATTTAAACGTAAAATTGAATAAAATTGAAAATATTTTAGTCTCGCAAATTCCCGGCAAAACACTTTTGAAGGTTATAAAGCATAACCATGCAAATAAACATGAGAGAGAACACCGGCGCCGGCACCAGCCGCAACACCACCAAACAGTGAAAAAAGTAAAAATGAAGCCTCCGAGAATTGAATAGAGAAAAACAAATTGCGCTATTGTACAGGATAAGCCAGGCTTACAGCCTTATTCAGCAGCATTCGGCAGGCCCGGCAGACCACGGGCCGCCAGCTTGTGCAATATCTTTTCGTAACGAGAGAGTAACAGACGACCGGACGTGGTGATGACCAGCGGTGAACGCTGACTACCACGAGCCAAATAGCCACGTTTGAGCAAACCCTGAACAAGATCATTTACAAAACCAAAGGAACGAGTATTCCTACAAGCCTTTAATATCTTCCCTACTTTATCGTAAGTCACAGCAACCCCATGAGCATTGCAATAAACAACATACACCAACGCAATTAAATCAACCCTCCTAACCTCCCAACCTTCCATAGATGATAACACAGAAAGGGCAGAGCCTTCATTCAACGTTGAACAAACCAACGGAAAATCAGCTAACACCATTACAGACGAACGCAATTGTAATTTATCGCCCAAAATTAAACAGAGTTTGTACTCAATTGAGTGATTTATGAAGGGGTTAATTGCACATTTGCAGACACATTGGCGCATTAGATCCTGACATAACGGCACAATGTGTTATAACATTATGAAAATCAGTATGAATGCAAGGCGCAAAAGCAACGCCCACAATATTAATTATGTTAAATAGGCCATTTTTCACCCCAAATATACACCTTATCTTTCCATTTGAACGCTGCGAGAATTGAATATTTACCCTCAACCCCTCCCCTACCCTACCGGATGTGCTGCAAATTGGTTTATTTTCCGTGATAACCATGCGAATTGCTTTGAAATTTCCAGATTCCCCTTTTCCCGCCGACCATAAAAAAGACCCCACCCGGTCGCAAAATTCCCGTTTCCCCAGGCAAAACGACCCCGGCTTTATAAGGTATTATCCCTCCATTCCATCCACACGTCCTATTTTAACAGGCTGTGAATGGATGTGGCGGTTAATTTTTGGGTTTAGTATTTGAGTGTTAATACTTTTACCACATTCATTTGGGCGTTGAGGATTTCGCCTATGGTGTGGTGGTAAAGTATTGTGGCATGCTGTGATAGTGCTTTTTGTTGGGTTACTTCTCTTTCCTGTATTTCATCATGCAGGAGGTCTGCAAGTTCTGCGCAAAGTTTTTTTGCCTTGGTTACTTTGTCATCGTTTGATGGGTTGAAGGTTAATCCTACGAGTTTTTCCCCGAAAGTCATTGGTCTTTGTGGGGCTACATCTACTGGGCTTGATTGTGTTGTACTCATAATATTGTCGGTTTTACCGGAGCCGATACGGTTTATTTTGATTGATCGCTTGTTTTGTTTACTTCTTATCGCTTTCTTTGTTATCGTTGGGATTTGGGGAGGTGTGTGGCTTGTTTGAGTTCCTCTTCTGTGTTCCCGTAGAGCGATTTAAAGACTACGGTTTTCTGTTGTTTTTCCATTGTGTGTTTGTTTATGGTTGCGAAGGATCACCCTTTGAGTATTCTTTGATTATTTGGTTGGGCATGAGGGTAGTTTTATTTTTTTAAGCAGCATTGACATTAGGTAATCATATATACTGAAAACTTGTTTAAACTTGTCTACGCCTGAAAATATCCAGTATACCCCAGCCAGTACAAGCAGTACAGAATAGAGAGAGGTTATTAGAAACGCCGCTGGCATCCAGGGTATTATTTTAATAAAAAAAACGAGTCTGTTTGTCATAGTTTTGTTTCGTTGTTTGTGGAGGGGTTTTGTTTTGACTGAAGGAACATTTGATATGCCCCATCGGATGTGACATACTTCATATCGAGACCTATCCATGTACCATTGGAAGCGGACTGAAAATCTAACTTGTGATTGCTCATGAAGTTTGCAAACTCAATCGCCTCCCGCCGGCACAGTTCCTCTATCTGCTTTGTAAAGTCCGCTTCGTCTTCTCTTGTGAGGTATTGGTATTTGTCAATCTTTTGAACTAATTCGTAGGCTTTACTCATTGCTGCTGTTTTTGCTGCAAGAAAATTTGATAATACTGTTCCATTGATTCATAGGTGCCGTGACTATCTACAAATACACCAAGCGAAACCTCCAGCATTCTACCTGTAGCAAATTCAAGGAACTCAATCGCCTCCTGCTTGGCGTACTCGTCCATAGCCTTTTCTATTTCTTCGATTTGGCTATTAGGGTCGCCACCCCAACTGTAGCATTCCGTACTATCCCATCCGCTGTCTTCAAGTATTTCTTCTTTTGTTTTTGTCATGCCTCAGAGTTTTTTCTTAACAAAAACCAAAGATAGGAAAAAATATTTGGTTATGTGGCATAACTTTATGTTATTTGTGGTTATATTGTATGACTTTAAAAAACGAAAGAATGAAAACATTTATTTCTGTTGCGCTTGTGCTCGCCATGTGCTTGTACGTTTCCCGGATGAACATTCAGGCAAAGCCATTCAAAGTGTCATTCGGAGATCTCCCAGCGGGGCTCGGTGTATTGTTTATTGTCCTGGCGGTTATTTGCTTTCAGCTATCAGGATATAAACGAGGGGTGAAAGATGGATATAGTGAAGCCGTTGACGATGTTATTGAACTTTCAAAAGAGAAAAAGCAGCCTGCAGAATAGCGTCTCCCTCCCCTGCCTTCATGGGGTGAAAGTATGGGGGAGGTAACGGCTCCGGGTGTTTGCGAAGGGATGGAATAGTAGCACTTCCGCCCAACAACAACAAATGCCCGGCTTTGCAAATGGTTGAGAACTTATTCGTCAGCCAGCCTTTTGCAAATACCAATGTTCTATGTCTGTATTTTGCGAAGCTGCGGAGCTTTACTAACAATTTAAAAAGAGGTTATGACAACAGAAAATGCTTTAGACTTAGTAAAAATGTATGCTCAACCTGCTAAATCTTCTTTTGGCGGCGAACTGGATTATAATATAATTCCTTCAAAGCAATTCTATCATTTAGCAAATGAAATTGCTGAAAAGGTAAACATGTGGCAAGATCAGGCCATTACGCTGCATAAGATTATTTATAAAATGATGAATGAAGAAATACCTACTTATGATATGAAGGAAGGGGAGGTAATTAAAAGTATTGTTGCTGAAATTGTAAATAACACAAAAAAATAAATTTTATGGTAGATAAGAAAAAACTTGCCGAAATATTTAACCTTCCAGTGAGTGAAGTTGAAACAATTTTTGAAGCTGCATTGGTTTATCAATGTGATGCACAAAATGAAGGGTATAGAGATTGGTGTAAAATGTATGATGGCATTCATAGGGAAATGCACGGGGAAACAGCAATAAGAAACTGGCTTGCATTTAGAAGATGGCAAAAATCAAGGGCACAGCCTTCTATTAAAGAGTTTATGAATCTCGCAAATGAGTTGAGTAATACATCTACGGATAAACAATTTAGATATGTTCTTACTCATTCACAACTTATAAAGCTGTATGAATTTGCGCAAGCTGGTGCTATTAATGCTGAAATTCAAACGTCCAGCCCATTAAAGAACGAAAAGTGTGGCAAGGGGCAAAATATAGCATAGAACGTGCCGGGTGCTTACGAAGGCGGGATATTGACTTGAGGCAGTTTGGCTTTGCGATTGTTCCGGCTTTGTTCCTTCGCCCCGCTTTTGTAAGCACCATGTTATGTATCAGTAGGGCAATGACTGTTCCTGCTGCTGAATAGAATTACTGAAGAAAAAATGCGGGGACGGCTGAAGTCACAGCCACTCCGAAACACTAAAAACAAAAGCATGAAAATTTATACTGCAAGCAAAACGAAACACGCTCACAAATGGATTGAGCTAAGAAATAACGGCGTGAATGTTATTTCAACTTGGATTGATGAAGCAGGGCAAGGGCAAACAAAAGACATGGCTGATTTGTGCCGCCGTTGCATTCAGGAAAGTATTGACTGTGATGCAATGATTGTGTATGCAGAAGAAGGCGACTATTTGAAGGGTGCATTTATTGAAATGGGCATTGCTCTTAGCGTTCCCTCTAAGCCGATTGTGTTGGTTGGCGAAGTGCTGCCTTTCGGTTCAGCATTCACGTATGCGCCACAAGTTTTCAGGGCTAAAACAATAGAGGCGGCTTTGGAACTGTTAGAAACTTCCAAAACGCCGGTCACGGCGTAGGGAAGCGTGGGGCATTTTTTCTAAACTGAAGTTCGGTTATGTTCAAAAGCCCTATTGTACATAACGTCGAGAGGCTTTGTGCCTGTTGCCGAATTTGAAATTATTCACTCTAAAATTTATACAAATGTCCAAAAGTAAAAAGAAAGTTGAGCCGACTTCCCAAAGCGGCAATAGCACAAAACCTGTGTTATATGCCGTTGGCGATTTGGTGAAAATCATTGCTAATGTTGATTATGTAGGTTCAGTTGGTCGGGTGATTGATTTAAACGAACCTGGCCCTCATCCGATAAAGGTTCAATTTGAGGACACTTGGTGTTGTTATGCAGCCGATGAGATATGTCACGCCAATGGCATATAACTCCCCAATTGTCACAACTCAACACAAATGATTGAACCCCAATATTATCACCAAATTAAAAAAGGCTCTACGGTAACTCTGTGGAATGGCAGTTACCGTGTGCAAGAGGATAGAGGGCATTTGTATGTTGTGATGAAAGTAAATGGGCAACGTAAAAAGAAAACAATCACACCAGAATTATTCCCGGAACCAGGCAGTTTGCAGGATTTTATTTTTCATCAATGGTTTCAGGATTATACCGAGCAGGAATTTTATTCATTCGCTTCAGCCGAATTAAGCTGGCTGGGGATAAATTAAAATATATGAGTATGGAAAAGAAAAATGAAGGGCAAATTGTCACTTGTACGTGTATGGTATGCGGCCAAAAGTTTAAAGGTGAAGAGCCGCAAATGTGTTGTGACGGAAGGGGTTGCGGATGTATGGGAAAGCCGATAGATCCAGTTGTGTGTTCTACTGAATGCTTCTATAAATTAATGCTTTGTCAAGTCCCTTCACCCCATTCACTCACAACCCCGAAGAGGGGATAAAAAAGAAAGTATCATGTTTACACAAGGATTAAGTTATCAAAAAACAATTTCAATGGTTACAGAGGTATGCTGTAACTGCGGTATAGCTTTTGGTATGCCGTCCGATTTTAGAGACGTATTGCTCAATGACTCGAACAAGTCGTTTTATTGTCCTAATGGTCATGGTCAGCATTTTGTAAAAAGTCGTGAACAGCAATTAAGGGAAGATGCAGAAAAAAAGTTACGTCAAAAGGAAAACGAACTTGCGAACTTAACAGCATCGAAAATTCAGTTAGAAAGCGAACTACAAAAAACGCAAAGAAAATTAAAGCGGGTCCATAACGGCACGTGCCCATGCTGTAAAAGAAGTTTTCAAAACCTGGCTAATCACATGAAATCTAAGCATCCTGAACTATTAACCAAGTAACCCCCATGTACAACCTATCAACCGATTACGAAGAACTCTGGAGCTATGTTATCAAAGGCCATGAGCCGGTGTGCTTTGTGGATTCAATTTTATTCAATGAAAGAAAATCATCACGTGCAGTTGCAATGATAAAAAGGCATTCTGAAAAAGACATTGATATTGGTGTAAGAGGCAGAAGCTATGGAGGTGTTACTCCATTTGACACCGCCCCCGAAAAAGAATTATTCATCTCCGAATGCAAGCGGCTTAACCTGCAATGGGTGAGGCCGTGAAAAAGAAAAATTATGAACACAGAAAATAAAATACCGGTAAGAATACAAAGAAGCCGTCAACATAAGCAAGTCTCTCCAAATGGATTGCCGATTGTTTATGTAGGCCGTCCAACTATGTGGGGCAATCCTTTTAAACTTGTAGGCGATATGATTTATGTTGATGCAAGTCACAGGAGAAAGATTTTATCACCGTGGGTTTTGTTTATGGATGGCGGCGGTCATAGAGCTGAAGAAGTTGTAAAAATATTCAGGTCAATGATGATGGACTTAAACGCTTGGCCTGTTGAAGAACCAATTTATAAAAGGTTTCAATTAATGAGGGATAGGATAAAAGATTTGCAGGATAAAAACCTTTCCTGCTGGTGTCCGACAAGTTGCAAATGTCACGCTGATGTATTACTTGAACTTGCAAACCCCACCCCATGACACCCGAAACCATAGCCACTAACCTCATTATGGAACTCCAGCAAAATTTCGCTGATAATGCAGGATGTATAGACTATGACCGTTACGAAAAAACATTGTTAAACCAGTTGAAAGAAATATTTAAAGACATGAGCAACGATAAGACAGCAGCAAAAGACGAATGGATGCATTATACCCAAATTGATTTTACAGATGAAAAGTTTAATTACTTTTCTATTGATACCCGTGATTTTCATTGCAATGCTTGTTTTACAGAGCTGCCTAAACTGGATTTACATTGTACGGCAAAAAATCCTGATAAAGTTTACTTCACGGTTGACGAATTAAAAAAACTATTGGATAGGTATTTTACCGAAAGTGGCGGTAATGCGAAATGGAGGATGTTCAGTCTGGAAGGTTATTGCAGAGGATGGGAAATGAAGTATTTAAGAATAATCAGATTGAAAAAAGGTTTTGTTGTTTGTACAAATTTCAGAGAAGTGTATACTGTTCACAAAAAGAAAAACCTTCAATTACCAGTAGAAAGAAAACATTTAGGCGCTTACTAACCGGCACCATCCACACCACACCCGAATTAATCAATCAAAATAAATAAACATGACACAGTTTAACGCAGAAAAAAAAGATGTCCTTACTTATGGCGAATGCCTTAATCCAATTTTTGAGATAACAGACAAAGCCGATGCAATGCAGTACAAGCAAGCATACATTGATTACACACAAAAAATGCTTGACAAAGAACCACGCAAAGATGATATGACAGCCGAACAAATTGTAAACGCCAATATTGGGTACTATGCTGGTTACGGTTCTAATGATGATAGGGCAAGAATTGAAGAACTGTTTGAGTGTTTGCACCCTGTTTTTGGTAAAGCAAAATAAACCTCCGGCGAATGCTTCTACCGCAACGATAAGGGAGAGTTGTATTGATAAACAAAAATGAAATTGTATGACACAGGAAAAAGTATCAATCGAAAAAATAACAATTGACGAAACAGAAATATTTCTTGATGAACTTGGAAACAACCGAGGTAAAATAACTGTGAGCAACATTTATGGACATAATTATTCTTACTTCTGGGGAGCAATGGGAGGCACTTTAAAGAACTTCATACTAAATATTGATTCTGGTTATTTCGCTTCAAAGCTTATGGGCAGTGAATCAATCTACAAAATGAGCGTGAAAAAAACATTTGCTGAAATAAGAAGATTTATTAGAGAGGAAATAGGATTGCAGTTCTACCACGTTCCAGCGTTCCAAAAGCATATGCGAGAGGTCTTAAATGAATTTCAAAGATCAATGGAGGAACAGGAAAATAAGGATTTGTTTGTGGCCTATTTTGATAGCTGGTTTATAAATTTTCTTGACTTCTCTTTAATCGAAGATCGTTTTGAAAGAGATCGAATAGAGAAAGAGTTTAAAGGGATTTGTGAGGTTTGGAATTTCATTCAAGATGAACCAAATGAACGATATAAATGGCTATGCAAATTGCATAAGCAGTTGCAGGCAGCAATTAAAATCTCACCCTCAACCCCAACAACAAATGAAAATGAATAAGCAGAAAGCAGCAGAGAAAAAAGCACTATACTACAAACTATTCGCATTCTTTCATCAGGAACATAACCTGATTTTACAGAACAGCGAAATACAGGAAATAATCCACGAGGTAGAGAAATTCCAAAAAGAAAACGGGCAGGAACAGCAGGGATGGATACCGGTAGAGGAACGGTTGCCGGAAATTGATCAATCTGTTATTGCGACAACCTTTATTAACGGGAAGTACGAAGTACTGCGTGAATATGCTTTTATCGACAAGCGTAATCAGTGGTATTGGAATGATGGAATAAATAAAGTTGCAAATAAAGTCACCCACTGGCGACCTCTTCCCCCGCCACCAAACAGTAAACAATAAAACCCAAGTAAAATGATAGAAATAACAAACCAAAGAGACGCATTCAGAATTGACCTTTCACAAATTGATGCCCAGGTAAAAGCAACGCAGTTAACCAAAGTGCAAAAGCTGATTTGCAAGTGGTTTAAAATAACTCCCGAAACAAAATACCACTTTAAGTTATCGGTAAGAATCATTGGTAAGCACCACATAAAAACAGGAGACTTTGTAATGAGTGATGATGGTCACAAGTGGATTGTTTGCAGGGTGCATGAGTCCAACGGATGGATCCAAATGAACAGCGTTTTGCCTTTGATTGCATATGGCAGGATGCACATACTGTTGACTTTAGGAAGGACCGTTCCCGAAGCGTAAAAAATAGCCGTAACAAAAAAGTTAAACACCCCTATGGATAAAGAAAAATTAAAAGCTACCAGCGAACACATTTGTAAATGGCTGGATGATCACCCTGGATTTTCATTTAACTGGCTGTGTAAAGAATTAAAAGTTGATGGAGCAAACATGCAGCGCTGCAGGCAAAAGAAGTTGTTTCCTAAAAAGCACATTCCAAAGATGGAAGCTATACTTAAAAAGCAACACTATATTCCTTTTGGAGAAATTTCTATTAAGGTAGAGAGTTTACCAAATAAGATAACTGTTACTTCAGGGGGCAGTGGCTACAAAAACCACGTCATACCAACAGTTCTAAGTCGGCAGATTACCAAAAAGCCACATCAAAATGAGACATCACCTGAAATTGTAGTGGACGGCAACCGTGTACTGCATCCCGAACAACAAAGATTCCCCGGAAGGTATCTTGATGAAGGTATTATTGACTGGAAAATAAGAACTGCAAAATGATAAAAATAGTATTGTCCTTTTTGGCACTTCTTCTATGGTATGATTTGCCAGTGATTATTAAAATGATCAAAGAAAAAAATTATGATAGACGTTACCCTCTACCACTCACAGCTGGAAACCCTGCAAGAGAAAATAAACAGAAAGATTGACTTACGAGTTGATGTTATACTGTTGTTTGAAAAGGCTTTTGAAAACAAAAAATTGATCACCAAAAAATTACTACAAAATGAACAATGATGTTTATGTTTTACAGAAAGACCTCCCCTATGCCAAAGCCGGGGCGGAATATCACGTTGATGACAATGGTAACTACAGAACTACTGATGTGATTCAAAATGGGAACGTGACATACGACATACTTAATAAGGCGGTAGTTGAGAATAATCCCGACTGGTTCAAGAAAAAGGAGCAGCCTAAAGATTGGCAAGTGCAAAGTTTTTTAACAAAAGACTTGCCTACCAATACCTTGCTGACGAGAATGCCGGACGGGTTGTATGGACAATTTTTCGCAGTCGAAGAAGAGTTACTAAAGTCGCCACTGCATTTTATATACTCTGTTAAACGTTTGAGTGACGGAAAGGTATTTACCATTGGCGATGAAGTAAACTGCGATAAGTGCCCCAAAAGTTTCAGTAAACAAAAAATAGAAAAGTTTATTGTTTCAGAGACGGGCGTAATGGTTGCCTCCTGTGCAGGAGTTGATACCTCAATAAATAATATGTCACACTTAACAGAGCAGCCCGCACAAGACTTTGTTTGGACTGATGAACTGGTAAAGGATGCTATACTTGAAGCATGGCTTACCGGAACGTTTAAAAGCGGATTAAGTCCTGCTGAACTTATAAAAAAAATAAAAACTAGCAAGGGCAAACAAAACGACATTTATCCTGAAAAATGCGAATCATGTGCAGACTTAACCGTTTGTAAAACTATTGGGCGATGTGTAAGATGGAAACCACAAACGACAGATATGGAAGCTATTCTTAAAGAGCAGATATTTAAATTAAAATTACAGTTGGATGCCTGTAAGACAGAAAAAGGTTTTTGGACTGATGAACTGGTCGAGCGTTATGCAAGAATCAGGGCTATTGAATACCCAATGGAATTGCGGCACGTGAAGACAACTATTAGTGAATTTAAAGCAGATGTACAAGCTGAAAAAGAAAAAAGCAAACAAAAGTTATTTTCCTAAAAGAGTTTTCCGACAAGTCCTGTGACTACCAATTGCATATTACAAAGCGGATACCTACGGATAAAATTCCTGAAATCAAACAAGCAGTAGAAGCAATACTCAATAAATAAACCACAATGGACGCAAAACAAAAGGCAGAACAAATTTACTGGAAGTATGTAAAGAAGATTGATCCAAACTTTGGCATATTGGTTAAAAGGCGGGTTCATGATGAAGCGGTGAAATTGGCGCTTGCAGATGAAAAATTGAAGGCAATGAAGAACCCAAATTACATTGCAAAAGTTAAAGCTGAAATCGAAAAAATATAGCACAAAAATTAAAGCACCGCCTTCAAGTGTTCAGCCTGCAGGACACAGTTACCATCAATAACTTTTTCCTGCCATTTTAAATAGGCAACTCTATCCCCTTCTTTTACTGGGCAATCTTTAATGTCTTTGCTGATTGAAGTAACGATACCGGTTCCAATGAAAGGGTTTTCCTCCAATGCAAGTTTGAGGCCGGTTGCTGACCGGTCTTTTATTTTTTCGGGCTGTATGATTATATGCTGGGCTATTGGGAGCATGTTGCAAAGTTATGCTTTATAACTACCTAAAAAATTTTATCGGTTATTTTGTCATGACAATATAAATATTACTTAGCTTTGAGGTTATATAGTATGACTTTAAAATGTCCTTTCAACAAGATACTGGTAACGATTGAAAAAAAGTACCAAGACAAAGAAAAAGGGCTGTTCATTGACACAACGTACCATCCGGAAGAATATGCCACACTGAAAGGCGTAGTGCACAGCGTTCCTGCCCGGCTGAAAAATGAACACTGGCGGGAAGAAACACAGCAGATCATTCAACCGGGTGATGAAATATGGTTCAGCTTTTACGTGGTGTACAGCTTTACCAGGTACGAAAACAACGAAACCCCTTCATACAAGAACTTGATTGTATTTGAAGGACAAGAATACTGGCAAGTTGATTACAGTGAGGTGTTTTGCGTGAAGCGTGGAGACGAAATAATAATGCCCTATCAATACGTGCTGCTGGAACCGATGAAAGACGACAGGAACCTGAAAAGCAAAAGCGGATTGATTATTACCCATAATGAAACATTTCAAGACCGGGCAAAAGTAAAGGCGCTCCCCAAAATAAATGTTGACTGCACCATTGGAGACATTATACCAATAGAGCAGCAATACGTGCAGAAATACCGGCTTTTTGATTCCCTTCATTACATTCTCCCTGTAAGACGGCTGATTGCGAAGTTTTAAAATAGTTTTTAACCGTACCCTATTTTGGATTTATTCGACATTCATAACGATGTGTATTTCCTTGCCAACAAGGAAATGAACTACTGGACAAGGGCTGAAATAGACTCGGCTCTGCACACATCGTCACAGGCATACTTCCGAAAATACTACAACCTGTACTTCGCAAAAGATCAGGATGCCATTGATGCGCTCTCTCCTTTCAAAAAGAAATATTCTTTTACCGAAGCAGACACTCCAAAAGGCTTGATTGATATTTCAGATGAGAAATACAACTACTGCCACCTTTTAAGCATATACCTGCCTGTTTATGACAGCAAATTAAAGAGAGTGGTACCGCAAGAAGTAATTCCGGTAAACGAAGATGAACTTCCCCGCAGGCTTCGCAGTCAAATGGAGCCGGTAACTAAAACTACTCCAACAGCAACAGAACCTGGACTTGGCCTGATTCAGCTGTACCCGGAAGTGCCAAACACAGGGCATATTTTCTATCTCAAAAACCCCGATGCACCAGTGTTTAAGGCTTCATACGATGACGACACCCGTGAGGAACGATACAATAAAAACAACAGCACACAGCTTGAATGGGCAGACACATATGTGAGGCAGATCATTGTCGGCGCTGCAGAAATACTGGCAACAAACATTCAAAGCCAAAGGCTGCAACAATATTTAGAAGCAAAACAGCAAACATCAAAATAAAATGGCAACCGTAGTACCCAATCTTAAAGCATCCATTTCTTTATCCGTAAAGCTGGGTGACTTTACACTGGAAAAAACTTTCTCCGCCGCAAATATCAATGAATATGACAGCAGAAAATTTACTGTGTCATCCACTGCGGAAACCGTTATTATGCAGTTGGCCGCTACTGCAGCAGCGGGAACCTATGCGATTAACACGCTGAAACTGGCTGCCATTTTTAACAACGATGATACCAATGCTGTTCGTGTAAGATTAAAAACAATCACTTCCGGCAAATTGAAGGCATTCGGAAGTTATGCCCCTGGCAACTACTATAAAAATGGGATTTATACCAACATCCCCTTTACCGGTGGTACCGGTTCCGGGGCGACCGGCGCTTTTTCTGTAAACGGTTCAAATATTTTCTCGCTGGGGAACCTTGTTGGTGGTTCCGGATACACCGTTGGTGTATATACCAATGTGGCGCTTACCGGCGGCAGCGGTTCCGGGGCAACAGCCAATGTTACTGTTGGTGCAACAAACGGCATATCAAGCGTATTGATTTCAGTTGGCGGCAGCGGGTATATAAATGGTACCTACACTAACGTGCCCATCACTCAAACATCGCCAGCAGGCGGCAGCGGGGCTGAAGCTACTGTTATTGTTTCCGGCGGGGCTGTTACCAGTATCACCATCACCAAAGCGGGTTCAGGGTATACCAATACCGCTTTCGCAATTATTGACGCCGTTTACCTGGGCGGCAGCGGTTCCGGGTTTTTTGGCGGAATACTGACTACCAGTTCCGGGGCAATCACTTCCGTACAGGTAAGCAACCGGGGAACCGGGTATGTGGTAGGCGACACGCTTTCCGTTTCAAATGCAAGTGTTGGCGGAACCGGCTCTGGCTTTTCAATCAAAGTGGATGCTTTATGCGGCGCTATTCAAAACTTAGCCATTGTCGATAAGGGGAAAGGCTATTCAATAGCCGACACGTTATCTGTTAACCCTGCAAATCTTGGCGGCGCTGGTTCCGGCTTTGCGGCCACCGTATCGGACATAGAAACGGCTTCCGATATTCTGGATATGAAACTGGAACCCAAAAGATTCTTTGTGTTCACAAACAGCTCGTTCAGCACAGATAATTCCGGCGGCTCATTCTTATCATTTAAAAACATTGAATCCGTATCTGTACAGGCAGACATTGCGCCTGCTGACATTGAAATATTAACTCTTTCCGAATAATGCCAGTAACAACAAAATATACCATGATGGAACAGGTGATGAACCGCTTAAACGGCGGCAATTCATCCGCACCGTCACGTACGCAGCCGGCATATGTCATGAAGTTGATTGAACAAGTGATCAACAGAAAACTAAAACTCACCCATTTCAACACGCAAATGGCTGCCGGCGAAACTATTCCCGATGGCTGCATGATCGCTACCTATGAAAAAGTTCCGGTAGAAAGATACCAGGGAAATAGGGCAAGGGCATTTCTGCCAGCTATTCCTATTTCATTGCCACGAAATATGGGAATATTCGCAGTACGGCCGCACATTTCAAATGAGTACCTGAAAAAAAATCAACTCAGCGCAAATCCGTACAGCAGCACTGTTATCAACTGTTCATGGACAGGGATTGAATTTGCGTCAGGTTATATTTTGGAGAGAGCAAAGGACTTGGGCTTTACTCAAAACCTTACACAGATGTACAGCGGCCCGGACTTGTTTTTTACCGACAACGGCGCTTCTCCATCTACGACATATTTCTACCGGGTAAAAGGCTTCAATGCTGATTATATCGACAGCGATTGGGTTGTTGCAACAGCTACTACGCTGCAGGATATTCAGGCGGTTAAACTTGGTAAGCCGGTAATTAAAACACAGAGAGTAGATAATTATTTCATTTCGTTGTCCTGGTCGACAATACCAAACGCTCAAAATTATATTGTAGAACGCTCGACCGATTCAAATTTCCCGGCACCAGAAATAGTCTATTACGGGCCAAACGCATACTATACAGACAATGGGTTAACAGCAGATACCATGTATTACTACAGGATAACTGCTGTTGCATCTGGCTACATAAATAGCGACAGTGGCTACCACTCCCAAAAAACCAATCCTGCAGGCATTTTTGATAACTCTTTTGATGAAACATTTAATTAATCCGTATGGCAACTTTAACAGACTCGCAATTAATAGTACAGGCGCAGCAGATCAAAACAGAGCAAGATCCGCTTGACAATACGGCCGTAAGGGTTGGGACGATGTTTGAAGAACTGGTAAACAACAAGGTAAACAACGACAAGATAGAGACGTCCTCTTTGTCAAGCAGCACCTCAAAGATACCAAGCTCGGCCACCGTAAAGGCATACGTGGACAACGCCACAACCGGATTGCTGGATGACAGGGGAAACTATAACGCCGGAGGGAACACCTTCCCGGCTTCCGGCGGCAGCGGTACGGCCGGGGCCATTAAAAAGGGTGACATATGGTTTATTTCTACTGCCGGCATATTGGGCGGCAACTCTGTTTCGGTGGGAGCTTCAGTGAGGGCACTGGTAGACTCACCGGGGCAAACAGCGGCAAACTGGTCCATCCTGAGTAATGGCGTGGGGTATACGCCCGAAAACGTGGCAAACAAGTCAACCGATATGGCAGCAGATGCCGGTAGCACCATTAAATACCCAACGGTAGCAGCGGTAGAGACGCATCTAGCCGGCATCGTTGGTTCGGCGCCGGTAACAGTGAAAACGTCCATTACATCCGCCGAGTTAAAATCATTGGCTTTCCCATTTAAAACCCTGGCAGCTTCACCCGGCACCGGCAAGGCAAGGATTCCCGTTGCGTTTTTGTTCAAGTATAATGCCGGCACCAGCAGCTATATCATTCCAGGGAACAGCACCTTTTTCGTATATGTGTGCTATACTAGGCCCGGAGGACAAACGATGGCGATGGGCGGCACCGCAATTTTATCGCAAAACGTTGCCGACACGGCAAACTTTCGGCCATTTGAGATATTCCAGCCAACCGGCAATACTGGGCTGTTTGGGGTGACGGATGCAGCAATAACATTGGCAAATTTCAGCGCCAACATGATAACCGGGGATGGAACGCTTGATGTTTATACAACCTATTACGACATAGCATTATGATAGCACCACAACAGTACATACCGTTGAGGACAAACGAAAGTTTCATGGTGGCCGGGCAAAACCGGCTGCTCAATACACTAATGGGACTTGTGGGATATGAGCCGCATGAAAACTACGTGGTGTTTACCGAAGATGTTACCCAAACACGGGCAACAAAATTTGTTGACTTTCAGTTGGTCGTGCAGGACTTCAACAAATACGGCGACTATGATCCGTTGCCGTTGCCGCCGGATATGGCTGCAGATGTGATTGAAGAGGTCGTAAAAATGTTGATACCTGAATTGCCACCAGATAAAAAAGTTGATCCTGTAAGTGTACAAAACATTGAACAACGATGAGATTTACTTCTTTACATACCATTGTTACCGGGCTTCTTATAAGAAAGCAATACCCTATTCACTGGTACCTGCAACTTCTTTTTGAAGCTACAAGATGTTTTGAAGAAATGCACTTTGACAGCCTGCAGAACATTCAAACGGTAAGATTAAAAGCGGACGAGCTTGGGTCGGTGTATTTACCCTGCAATGCCATGGACTTAATCAAAGTTGGTGTACCGCACGGGCAGTATGTACGCCCAATGTTTGAGCGTGACGGCATCAACAGCTTGTTTAATTATGATGCAAACGACAACAAGGTATTGTACCCTGATGAAGATTTTGACCTGGCAACAATCGACCGGCTTTTTTTTAATGGCGCCGCTATTCATCCGTTTGATAACCGTGGCCTCAGATTTTTTGGCATGGGAGCAAATGACAATACCCAGTCATTCAAATACATCTCAAAAGAAAACAGGATTCAATTAAACCAGCATTCAGGACGGAGCGAAGTTATTGTGCAGTTTATTGATGACGGAACCAATGCCGACAATGCAACAATGGTAGACCCAAAAGCAAAAGCAACCATTGAAGCATACGCAGATTGGCAGATGAAAGAAAATGGAAGGCAGTATTCCCAGGGAGACAGAGAGAGGGCAAAAAGCAAATACGAATACGAGCACAAAAAATACAGAGCAAGGAAAAACAGTATGACGAAAGCTGAAATCATGGCAATGTTCCGTGATGCAGCCAAAGGCTCCCCTAAAATATAAAAACCCCGTAGAAACGGGGTTCGTTTAATAGGATAAAATTTAAATAACTATAGAATCGTTGTAAAGTTATATAATCTGACCTTAATTGCAAAACGAAAAACGATATTTTAATAAAGGGCTAAACGCTGACGTTAGTTTTGAGCAGATAGAAAACGGGCAGTACGTTAACGGCCACAACATGCGGTATGGATCTACCGATAATGGGGTTATTGACTTTATTCAAACCATTTGCGGAACGGACGAGATCAACAACATTTTTCTTCCGGACGGCAAAAATATTGGCTGGGGCGGCTGTGAAGATTCAGAAAGAAATCGCATTCTATTTTTCAACTACAACATTGAGGGCGCCCACGGCATTTATTGCTTTGATAGAAAAGCAGGGCAGGTTTACAAGGTGCTGCTTAATGACCAGGTAGAGGGCGGATTGAATTTTAAAAAATACATCCACAGCTGCGGAGTAAATGCCGGCTGCCTATACTGGACAGAGGAAGACGCCAACCAGCCAAGGAGAATCCATATTGATGCCTGCATTAAAACAAACCATCCTTCGTACACAACAACAGCCAAAGCATACCACTTCCCTATTAAGCAGTCAATGATAATGCTGATCAGAAGGCCGCCTTCTATGCCTCCTGTTATTTCAAAGCATATTTATGATGTGGTGTTCAGCCCTGTCTTTGTTTCTGCTCCGCCATCTTACGCAACAAAACCAGTGTTTAACAACATAGCTGACAAAGCGTTTTATTTTGCATGGAGGTTTAATTACCACACAAATGAAACAAGCGTTCTTTCCGGATTCAGCCGGCTTTCTCCCAAGAATGCCAAAACAGAAACCTACGACACAATTAAAGTAGAACTTCCGGTATCAGAAATCACAGAGGATGTAAAAACAGTTGACATTGTTGCAAAAGATGCAGATACCGAAAAATGCTATATCGTTTATACCTGGGATATAACAAAGCCGTTATTTGATGGAGTTACTATTTACCCGTCATATTCAAATGCCTACTTTTTCACCAATCACCAAACCGGCGAATTTATTGATGCTGCCAGTTCTGTAAAGCAGTACGATTCAGTTCCCCGTTTTGCCTGGGGCATGGACTTTGGGAGGAACAGGTTGTTCCTTGGTAGGTTTATTTCGGGATACAGCGTTCCTGATACAAATTCATTAAAATGCGTTTTCAGTAAAACCGCCGCCGGGTTGTCTACGATAACTGCTTCTTACAAAAACTTTAATTTAAGCGGGTATTATTATTCAAGTACAAGCGGGGCCCTGCCTACTATCTCATACACGTTTGTTCTGCTTGAACTTTTAAATGTGTCTCAATCCGGGTATTACAAAAAAGGAACTGGAGACATCCCAACTACTCCCGGCCCGATCAATGATTCCTTTTCAAATTTCACGTTTGTGGATTCCGGGCCGGGTAGCGCACAGGTTATAGCGGGCCAGCAGGTTGTATTTGGCGTGTTTCATAAAATAGTTCAACAGTTGAATGCAGCGGCACCAAGCGGATATTCGTTTGTTATTGATCCTGCTTCTGCCATGGTTACGGACAATGTTGACATTACGCTTACGGATGCAGTGCTTAATAATACGGTAGTAAGTTCTGATGCCCAATACAAGTCCGGTGGAATATATCAAACCGGGATTGTATTTGCTGATGACTACGGAAGGAAATGGGGTGTTTATTCAAAAAACAGGATAGTCATTCCGGAAAGAGGGTTTGCTGATTCTACAGTGGGCGGGACGAATATTTTATGGAGCCTTTCAAACATAAACAATACCGAAATTCCGGTTGAAGCCACAAACTATCACATAGTAAGAACAAAGTGCCTCACCACAACTCAATTTGTAGAGGGGAAGCCTGCAGCAAACGAAGCTACAGGAGCAAAGACAAGAGTTATTTATGTAAAGAAGGATGCTTCCGGCAACATCACATACACTGATTCGTACCCTGCGTACGATGACAGGGACAGCTATATTGCTATTGATATTTCATGCCTCAGTAGCTACGGCATGGGGTATGCTTACCAACCCAACGATAAAATAAAGCTATTCACGGATACTACAGCGGCGCCGCTGATAATGGACATTGTGAACCAAGACGACAAATATGTTTGGTGCCCAATACGAAGACTTGAAGTTGCAGCGTCTTTGTCCGTTGTGACCGGAGGTTCTGGATATACAAACGGAACCTATACAGGGCTGCAGGCAAAAAATGTAATAGGAGAAGGTACCGGTTTGCTTGTAAATGTTACCGTATCCGGCAATGCGGTAACGGCTGTTTCAATAAATAAAGCGGGAATAGGCTATGCTCCTGACGATACATTTTATGTAGAGGGCATTGGCGGCGGAAGCGGGTTATCCCTTAAAGTAAACACCGTTACGCTGGTTACAAATACCCTTTTTGAATTATACAGCCCTCACAAAGAGCAATTGAATGAGCCTTTTTATGAAGTGTCCGAATGCTACAAAATACTCAACCCCGGCACCGCCAGCCGGGCATACAGCGTTCTTTCCGGAACCATACCGGGGGATGTTTACATAGTAACGAGAAAAGGAGAGAACGCAAACTTTTTGGCAGAATCTATGTCCCCCAATGATCTTTATTGGAAGGTATGGAATACCTCTGCCAGCAGGCCAAATTTCATTGACAAAATCGGAGAGCGGGAAGTTCACGAAATAGCATTCAGTAACATTTACGTCAAAGGTTCCCTGGTTAACGGGCTATCATCATTTGAAGCCTTGAATGTTGTTCCGCTGCCCGGAGAATATGGCAATTTAAGAAAGTTAAAATCCGCATCAAAGGTTCAGGCCAATGGCAATGTTATGCTGGTACTTTGCTCCAATCAAACCGGAAGTATTTACATGGGCGAAGCAGAACTTTTCGATACCAAAGGAAGCGCCTTTGTTATCAAAACAGAAAATGTACTTGGAAATATTAATGCACTCAATGGAAGTCTTGGCTGCTCACATCCGGAAAGTGTATTTGAACACAACGGATTTGTTTCGTGGTTTGACAAAAGAAATGCCTGCTTTGTAAGGTACTCAAACAACGGGCTGTTTCCTATTAGCCAGTACGGCATAACAAGGGTTGCCAACCAGTTAGCCAAAGATATTTCTGATGAACAGCTGATTATTGGCGGCTGCGACCCGTATCACAAAGACTGGTTATTCTCTATTCCAAAAACGCAGGATGTGCCGCCAAAGGGATATTTGGAAGACTACAAAAGCATGGTATTTCCATATGATGTTTACGATGGCCAGGCAAAAACGCTTGTATACAAAAACAATGATGATTACTGGGGTACTCCATTTCATTTTTCAGCTGAAGTGTTTATTCGTCTTGGAAAAGACTTGTACAGCATTTACGAAGGGAAGCTGTACCTGCACAATACATCTTCCAATAAAATTTATGGAAAGCCATACACCAGTGGAATAGCATACACATGCGGAACCTTTCAAGGGCCAAAGCATTACAGAGGGATTGCATTGGAAGCGGATATTATTCCGGCTTTTACGCATTTAAGAACAGAAGACCCGGAAAAACAAATTTATCAAAGCAGTGATTTGGTGTCGGAAAATTATTCCAACAAAGAAGGTGTGTTATATGCCCCATTTTTCAGAGACAGACTTGATGTAAACGCCGGAAGCAGCTACTTCGAGAGAATGAAAAAGGGCAAAAAATTAAACGGGAAGTACCTGCTCATTTCGTTGACTTTCGACAAAAAAGTGCAGATGAAAGCGAGCAATGTGAATTACTCAATAAACGAAGGACATTTTATTAATCAACCACAAAGTTAAAAATATGGATCCGTTAACAATAGCTGGTGGGGTAATAGGGCTGGGTAAAGTGCTTTTTGGCATAGGCCAAAACAGCAAAGCCAGCAGCGTTGTTGTGCCAAATGTAGACTACAAAGATTCGCCTTACGCAACCTCAAAGCTTAATCTTGCCAAAGTATTATACGGCGGACGTATGCCCGGTGCTGCAGCAGCGGAGCAAAATTTACTGCAAAACAATTCAAACACATCTTCTGCAGTTCAAAGAAACGCTTCCAGTGGCGCACAGGCCTTATCCATGCTTTCGGCTATACAAGGGCAAACAGATTCCTCTTTGCTTGACCTAAGAAATCAGGAGGCGGGCTACTCTTTGAATATGCTGAATAATTTAAATCAGGCAAACGATACAATGTCTGATCAGTGGTATAAAAATTATTTGGATGAAGTGCGGACGCAGGAACAAAAAATGGCTGAGAAAAGCGGACTGAGAAATGCGGCATGGCAGAACATCGGCGGCGGGGCAAACGAAATACAGCAGGTTATTGGCAATCAGCAATTATTAAAAGCTTTGAAAAAATAAATATGGCGTACCAACAAGATTGGGCTGTGGTTCTGCCCGACAACAGCAAGAATAATTTATACATAGGACAGCAGCTTATGGAAATAAGCCGCCAGAAAGAGGCTGCCCGTATAAAGCAGCAGGAGGACGATGCCAAACGGCAGGAGAACCTATTAAAACTTGTCGGTGATATTGACCCTACAAAAATCAACAAAGAGGATTACTACGCACCATATGCCGTTGAACGAATGGGAGAGCTGCAAAAGAACATGCTGAATTATTTGTCTGAAAAAAGGAATAAGGGAGAAAGGCCTGATGAAATTGCTTTGCGTCAAAATATCAATGACGGCATGGCAAAAATTGCATCCGACCATTTACGGGCAAAAAATGCTGAAGCCGGCATAAAAGAAATAGTGAAACAATACAAAGGGCCGGGCATTGATGATGCAGCGTTGCTAGACTTAGCGCTTGAAGAGTATTTTAAATACACCGACCCTGAAACCGGTAAAAAATCTGTTGATCCAAACAAATGGCGTGATGTGTCACCGCAGGAATTAGTAAAAGATGTGTTGGAAAAACACTACGATGTTATAGGAAACAATAAGGGAGTAGATGAAGCCATTCAAAAAGCGTTTAGAAATGACAAGCCGTATAAAATGAAATTGCCCCCGCTGTTTGATAGAAACGGCAACATCATTCCCGGCAGCTATGAAGTGTCGATTCCTGGTTCAAAGGAATTGGTGTATGATGAAAATAACAATCCTACCGGCGAAATGAGAATTAAAAGAGCGCCGGTTCTCAAACCAGATGGAACGCCAATTTATAATATGGATGGCTCCATAAAAACAAGCATTGACCCCGGAATTGAAAAGGCAATGTTTGATACGGTACCTGGGCTTCAATTAACTATTAAAAATCAGCTTGCTGAAAAAATAAAAGAGGAAAACAAAACAAGAGAGCGATTGAGAAATATGGTCGGCCCACACAATCAATCTATCATGCCGGTATCGGAAGACGAAGCCGAAATAATGAAGCGTGATCTGGTACTTGATTTTGCCGAAAGAAATTCACAGGGCGGAGAGTTTAAAGACAGGACGCTTGACGATTATAAAGCCATGAAGGCGATACAAGCAAGGGAAAGATCGCTTGAATTGCAGTCCGAAAGGAACGGATTGTTTAAAGCGTATTTGAATGAAAAAAAGCAAAGGCTTGCTGCAGGGGATAATTCAGAGGTGGATTACTTTAAAGGTATTGTTGATCAGCAAACCAATACTTACGAAATCGAAACAAAGCCGTTCAAAAAGGGAGAGTGGAGATTATTTAAGAAGAATGATCCTGATCAGCAGGCCGAACACACTCCAACTGAAATTTTTCGTACCGACAATTTAGATCAAAGAGAGTTGGAAACTGTAGTGGGAACAAAAGATGGGAAAGCAGCTATAAATTCCTACGAGTTCAAGTTAAAAAGCGGAGAAAAAATTAAAGGGCTTTTACTTGAAAGAAATTCATCCGGAGAAGTTGTTGCGGTAAGAGGGAAAGACGGTGTTGCTAAAAAAGAAACTGTTAATGACTTCTTTAATAACAAATTATTCCGAAAATCAGCACAGGGGCAAGTTGGAAAAAGAGGACAAGAGTATGTGCCGGTAGAAGATAAAAATAAACCAGCAGCGCAACAGCCAGCAACAAAAATAAAGGGTACCAAAAAAAGTGTTTTTGATTAATGGAATTAAGACAAGATATACAAGAGCAGCAGCAGCAAACGCCCGACCCATCGCCAAAGTCTCAAAAACTTTACGATAACTTAATTAAAGACGGGTACACCGCTGAAAATTTGGGAACGCCCGAAGCGTTTCAATCTATGCTTTCGGATAGCGCCAAAGCAAAAAAACTTTATTCAAACCTTATTAATGATGGATATACCCAAGACAATTTAGGCAGCGAATCCGACTTCCTGAAAAATGTTATGCCAGAGGTAAAAGAAACACCCATAGACCTTGCGTTTAAATCTGCTGAATTAAAAAAAAAGGGTACATGGGTAGGCGGTGGTGGTACCGGTGGTGGAGGTGGATATTTTCAGCCTGATCTCGAAGCAAGAAAACAGGCCGAAGAAATTGAAAAGGGTTTGCAGGAAAAAGGCATAGACCCTAATCTTGCTACAAGTCTTTTTTCAAACAAAAATCTTTCGCCTGAATTAAAAGAACATTACAGCCAACAACTGGCAGAAAACCCAAATGCCGTTATTCGTGAGGTAAATCATGTTGACTGGAAAAGCGCTTTGGAGGCAGAGGCAAATGTTCAAAAAGAAGGAGCAGAAGAATGGAGGAAACTGCAAATAGATAAAGCGTTATCTGCCGCCCAAAAATCGGGACAAGCGGGAAACTATCAGTATCAAAGACAGAATTTTCAAGAGGTAGCAAAGGCCATTAGGACTATCATGCCCGAGCCGGAAAAGTATCTTGAAAAATTTGGGCAAGAAGCCGCCTTTGCGTATGGTGCAAATCTTCTACCAGCTTATGAAAATGGTGGAATAACAAAGCGTGTGCATGGACAAGATTTTATTACAGATGAAGCATGGAAAGCCGGCTTGAATGACCTGCAAATTTCAGCGCTTAATTATCTGCAAGACATAAAGCCGGAGTTATTTGAATCGTTCAAAGGAGTACTCATACCTGAAAAAGATTTTGATAAAAATGATACCGACCTGATGGTGGGCCGTGATGAAAAATTGAAACGCCTGGAAGAAATCGGCATTAAATTAAAAGCTGATGCGGCGAGAGAAATTAGAGACACGCTGCTTCAAAAGGGTGACGTTACTGCAGCGTCAATTTATCAGGATGAACTTGCAAACGCCTTGAATTATTCAAGTGCACTGATGAATAATTACCCCCGCTTGAAAACTCTTGAAGCATCAAAACTTGCAGATGAACTGGCTGGAGAGAAAGACAACCCTGTTGACAGATGGGTAAAGGTTACAGGAAAAGGAACCGGAAGTTTTGTAAAAGGCATTTGGGATATTGTATCGGAACCGTTCCGTAGCGAAAAAAACAGTCAAATGCACCTTATGGCTGTATTGGGTGACGAGAAAATATCCGGCACAATAACGAATAGTGCTCAAAGCAATGAATTAACTCAATCCATGGAGGTGTCTGCTGATAAAGGATTGCAGGCCGGCATTGATGTAATACAAAATTCAACGCTTGATGATAAAGAAAAAAGAAGGTTAACTGAAGACCTTATTTATGAAAACATTGACAAGGTAAAAGTAAAGGGCATTGATCCAAAAACAAACCTTTCAATAAAGTCGCTCGCCCGTGGAGTGACAGATATGTTTGCCGGCTTGATCCCCTTCATTGCGGCAGAAATGACAACCGGAGGGATTGCAACCACAGGATTAGGAGCACTCAACAAAGAGGCTGCAATCGCTGGACTTACAGTGTACCATGACGAATTAGCCAGGGCGGTAGACGAAGGCGTTGCCAATCCTAACGCAACCGCTTTCCGTAGAACGCTTGTCAATGGTTACACCATGGCCGGTGTGGGCACTGCAGAAAAACTGAAGGCCATTGCCAAGGGATTCAAAAATCCTGCAATGAGAGAGGTAGTCGAAAAAATGAGTAATAAGGAGCTGCAGGCAATGATTGACGGTGCCGTTAAAAAAGAAAGTATTGGTTCTCAAATGTGGCAAAAAGTTGTTGAGTCGGCAAAGTCATCGGCAAAAATATCAGCTGCAATTTCCGCAGGCAATGCGGCAAATCAAATTATAGACAACAAAGACATTTCCGGCGAAGAATTAGCCAGGACAACAATGACTGAGGCCGGGAAAATGTTTTTGATGACTACAGCAATGGGGATGCTGGGGTTGCCATTTAAAAAGGCATCCGACATTAATAAGTTGTCTCTGTATGAAGCAGGAAGAACGCCAGATGTTTTTCTAAAAGAAATTGACATAATGAAGCAGGAAGGAAAACTTTCTGATGATCAATACAACGAATATAAAAACAACATTGCCCTTGCAAAAAAAGTGTATGAAAATACACCAATGGTTGATGCAGATGGTAAGCCGCTGAAAGATCAAGCAGCAAGGGACTTAATGGTTGAAAAATTCAAAATTGCAAAACTTGAAGAACTTTCAAAGAAAGATATTCCAGTGCCTTTACAGGAAAAAGTGCAGGCACAATTGGCAGAAGCTAAAGTGCAAGCTGAAACTTTGCAACAACCCGAAATAGCCAAACCTGAAAGTGATATTATACAGCAGGAGAGTGTTAAGCCTGTTGAAGAAACACCGGTAACCAATGAACCCACTACAGCAAAAGTTGACGAACCTGTACAACCTGATGTTGCAGAACCCAAAATGCAGGAACCAGAAGCATCTGTAAAATCAAAAACTCAGGAAATATTTCAAAAGGGCGTTGACTTGTTTCAGAGCATATCCGAAACAGAGGGTGGCACAAAAAAAAGAAGGTTGGCTGAAGAGCGCAGAAAGCTATTTGAAAACGAACCCTCACTACAACGCATAGACGCAAATATTTCAGAGATATACCGGCAGATGGAAGAAAACAAATTGATTACCAAAAAAGGCAATTGCCCATAAAATATGAAACTTGAAACATTACCTGCAGAAGTAGCAACGCTGTTAAACCAGCTTATTCCCTTTGAATATTCAGCCATGTATTTATACCAAAACGCAACTAATTGGTGTAAAAATAATGGCTTCAAAATAGCTGCTGCATATTTTGAAAAAGAATCGCTCAGCGAAATAGAGCATGCTAAAAAGTTACAAGACTTCCTTATTAAATGGAATGTAATGCCGGAGCTTCCACCAATACAAAAACCTGTTTCTTTTACCGGACTATTCGACATTATTCAAAAGGCATACAAAATAGAGCACGATTTATATGAAAAACACGAAGACGTAAGCAACAAGATTTTAAAAATGGGTGACACCTGCGTTTTTGACTTCTTAATGTTTTTCCGGCAGGTACAAACAGAAAGCGTTGCGGAGTACAGCGACATGATAAACATACTTCAGGGAGTTGACACAAACGACAAGTTCAAATTATTAATGTTAGAAGAAAATCTTTTTGAATGAGCGAACCTTGCATCATAACGTTTAAAGGGAAGGACTACAACCATGCGGAATTTATGACAATGCTGCATGATGGACTATTGAAGGAAATGGAAGATTCCGGTAGTGTTTTATTGAAAGATTCTTTATCGGCCAGGGAAACTGTTTATCAGGATAAAACGGGCAATCGCATTGTAGAATTTGGCGGCGCAAAAGTTGTGGTAAATAAAAAGGGCGAACGAGCATCGGCGCCAACTACCAGAAAAGCGATCAATGAATATGCAGATACCGTTGATTTTACAGTTGGGGAAAAAGCACCGGAACCGGAAGGAAGATTAAATGAGCGTGAATATTCTTCCCACGTAGCCAAAACGTCAAACAATCCTGCAGAACTTGTGGAGGTTTACGAAAACAACCATGAGCCAGAAGGTTTGTCCGCTACAGAAAGCGCTATTGCAAACTACGGCATTGGTAAAATAACCGAAAGCAGTTTCAATCGTTTCGGAGACAGGAACACAAAAGGCATGAGCATTGCCAAAACTTATTTTGATAATAAGAACGGGCAGGGAATTGACCAAGTGGCAAAAGAAATTTCCGACAAAACAGGGGTTCCAGTTGAGCCGCAGGATATTGTTGAGTTCATCAATCGGTTTCCGAATGGCTTAAATCCCGATACGGTAAGACCTAATGAAACAGCCAAAGAAGCAGCAGCAAGGTTTGAGCAAATAACAGGGCTGAAACTCACTGACTCAATGGCTGAAAGGGTGCTGAAACAACTTGAAAACAAAAAAGCGGAAGAAGAGGTATTGACCAACGAAAAACTTTTGCTTGAAAAAGACAAAATAAATTCCGAATTTGCTGATCAGATTATTGCTGATGAAGGTATAACAACCCTTGAACAGCTTGAAGGTTTGAAATCCCTGTTTGAAGGATTCCCTTATAACAAAGAGGATTTTGATGCCATCAAAACCAAAATAAATGAAAGACAAAATTCTACAGAATCAGGAGAAGCAGGACAAGAAAGTATTGGCCCTGATCAAAATAAACCAGCAGGTGAGACAGAACCGCCTGCAACAGAAACTGCGCCGCAGGAAAAGAGCCCTGGATTAGAAGAACAGGCCAAGAAGGAAAGATTTTTTGAAGAAATTGCCGGCGCAAAACCGAATAATGCTACAGGAAGAATTTCTATTGACCCAATTTTAGGGGAGCAGCCAAAGAAACTTTCCAAGATTTTACGGGACTTCACCAAAAAAACAAATCAAAAGATTTTTTACTTAAAGGTTAGCAAGGGAGCCGCTGGAACATACAACTCTGCTAACGCTGGAATAAAGCTAAGGTACTCAGGAGACTTAGACACTACAGCCCACGAATATGGGCACAAGATTGATGATGTATATAAAATCATTGATGCTATTGATGCCGACCCTGCAGCAACAAGAGAACTTCCGTACTTCATGGCTTCACCGGCAGCAAGTAAGCCGCCACAGGGGCATCCCAATCCATTAAAATACAAAAAATCAGAAGGCTTTGCAGAATGGTTAAGGGCATTCATAGTCAACCCAAACAAGGCAATCTCTGAAGCACCAGCAATTCACAAAATTTACGAAGCTACCGTTGAAGAGTCGGCTAAAAAAGCTGTCAAAGAACTGTCAAACGACATTCGTGTTTGGGCTGGTTCAACCGGAAGAGACATTACTTTGGCCAACATTGAAATAAAGCCCGAAGACAAAAGCATATGGAGTAAAATTTTTGGCAAAGACGAAGCGGGAAAATATTACTTAAACTGGACAGACAAGTTTGCCGCTCAATTCCTGCAGCCAATGCAGGCCTTTAATAAGGCTTTTGAATTTGCAAAAGGAATAAAAGGAGTTGACGAAGTGCTTCCCGAAAACGACCCTGTTATTTTATCCAGATTGCTATTAGGATTCAATGGGAAATTTGAGGACATAGTGACCAATGGAATGGTCGATGGTAAACTCAATCGACTTTTGGATAGCAAAGGCAATCCTAAAAACATCAAATGGTTATTGGAGCCTCTTGACAATACGGATAGGGGTACCATTCAGAAAGACATGGAAGACGTTTTGGCTTACATGATTTCAGAAAGGACGGTTGAACTGTCAAAAAAGTTTAACAGAGACAATGTATTGTCGGGAGTTGGCGGCGGGATATTTAAAGACCTTGATGTGGCGGTAAAAACTCTTGATGAATTTAGCAATGGAGACCAACAAAAACTTGCAAGGATTAAAGACGCCGCTGAAAGATACAGGGAGTTGGCTGATGATGTATTGAAGTACATGGTAGATAAGGGAAGGCTGGCAGACGAAACCTTTGACAAAGACGGCAATCTTGTAGGCGGGTATAAATTCATCAAGCAAAACAATCTACAGTATGTAGCAATGAACAGGATATTTGAAAGTGAACCTAGCGTAGAGTTGCAAACTGGTTTAAAAATTTCCGGAGGCAAAGCAATAGGCTCTGCTAAAGAAACCTTGTTCAAGATAAAGGGTTCATCAAAGCAAATAGCTAACCCTTATAGCGTACTGATTGAAAACATTTACAAAAGCATAAAAGAGTCTGACAGAAATGAAGTGATGAAGGCTTTTCGTGATATAGTTTACGATCAAAGAAGCATGCACCAAGGTGACGTTAAGGCCTACAGTGATATTGGAGTTTTAGGAAAAGAGGGAGATAAGAACGGCGTCAAAATTTTTGTAAATGGCAAACCGGAGACATGGGTGTTTCATCCTGAAATATTTCGGGCAATTAAAAACCTTGACGGAGACCTTTATCAGCTGCCGAAACTGATGCGCTTGCCAGGAAAAGTATTGCAATTTACAGTTACGCATTTCCCAACGTTTGCAGCAAGAAACGTTGTTCGTGATACTCAGGACCGGCTTATAAAGTCAACAACAGGTAGTGGCTTTAAAGATATGATAGGAGACAAAGCCCATTGGGAAGAGGTTGCCAAAGCTGGCGGTTTAAATGCAGGCATGTACTACAAAGACAGAAGTCACTACTATGGACTCCTTGAAACCACGATGAACAAAATGGCTAAAGATAAAAAGTTCATTTTGGCGGATCCGGAAAGATTTAAGAAAGCCATGGGTGACGCATGGAAAAGCTATGAAGGCTTATTGTATAAGTCGGAAACTGTAAACAGGGTTGCCGAGTATAGGGGTGGTGTAAGAGAGGCAAAATCAAAAGGCATGGATGACTACAATGCTATGCTTTATGGGGCATACAAAGCAAGGGATTTAATTGACTTTGCTGTTGCCGGGCACACTATGCGAATGGTAAACCAATTGATCCCTTTTACAAATGCTGCGGTCCAGGGAATGCGGTCGTCTATAGTAAGCCTGAAAAAAAATCCCGCAGGCTTCGCTGTAAGGACTGCATTATATTCAATCATTCCAACTGCAGCGCTTTGGTATCTAAATCATCAAGACGAAGAAACAGCAAAAGAGTACGAAGAAGTTCCTTCATACCAAAGGGATATGTACTATAACTACAAAATAGGTGACAACAAATGGTTGGCAATACCAAAGCCATATGAGCTAAGTCTAACTGGCGCAGCCGTAGACAGGATGCTTAGTGATATGGCCTATGGAAAAAAAGATTCTTATAAAGGCTATGCAGGAACAGTGGCAAAATCGTTTTTCCCGTTCGATGAAGCTGCAGCTGCCGGTTTTTTGCGTCCAGTTATAGAGGGTATAGCCAACTATGACTTTTATCGAGAAAAAACGGTTATTCCTGCACACGAAGATAAGCTCGCATTGGAACTAAGACATACCGAATCGGCAAGTTCCATAGGGAAACTTGTGCAAAGTGTAGCAGGCGTAGACGCCAGAAAAGTTGACCATTTTATACGGGGCCAGTTCTCATATTTCGGGAATGCAGCAATGAAAACTTCTGACATGGCTTTCAGTGACAACACGCAAGAGAATTGGGATATAATTGACCTGGGATTTTTCAAAAGGTCGCCGGCATATAATTCCGTAAGCGTTCAGGAGCTATTGAAATTTGCAAAAGAATGGGATTTAGAGAAAAGCAAGGATTATAGAGAGTTTGCCGATCAAGCAACCGAATATTTCAAATTAAAAGACGACTCAGAAAAAGAAAAAGCTGGCATGGAGCTTATTGATCATGCAAAAGCTCTGATGCTTAAATGGCAATCAGAAAACGTAAAAGAGCAAAAAATCACAGACAAGAAAGAAAAAGAGCAGCAATAATTTTTTTATTTTTGAATAGTTATACCATATAACTTTTTATATCCGTACTCATGAACTATAAAGAAGCAAGCTTTAATGCTTGCGTATTCAATCCGTTGGTAAAAGGTAAACTGCTTTCGCAGTACCCACGCATTAGTGAAATTATCGACCCTGTTTGGGCTGTTGATCCTCACTTGGACAACCTTCTACGATATATAATCTTGATGTACGATGTCAACAGCCCGCTAATCAAAGACGAAAAAGATTTGAACTACAGAAAAGGGATTGCGGCAAACATTGCTGGGTTTGACATGGAAGACCAAGGGTTTCTTGATGCGGTGTATTCTTTCACGCATCCATTCTTGGTTGAATTGACAATAAAGTTTTTGATCCGGTTTATAAAATCAAAAGAGTTTACGGCAATAGTTGTAGTTGAGAACTGTTTTTGGGAAAGCGTTAGCAAACTGATGGAACCCATAAAAGGAACAAGTAGCAACGAAATATTGCAGGCTGTTCAGAAGAAGGCTGCAATCAAAACAGAAATTGACAATGACATGGCAAGGCTTGAAAAATATTACAGATCATTTTATGGAGAAGATGAAGTGTTAGAGGAAAAAGGGAAAAGAAGAATTACAGCAGAAAGTGTTGCTGGAATAAAAAAATAATAATGTACGCACCAATCCCAAATGGGGAAAAAGAATTGATTTATGATTTGTACGAGTGTCACATACCACCCGTAGGTTATGGTATTGATTCAACTACCGGCAGTCTTGAAAAGACCGATGTAATAATGCGGTCGACAAAAATAAAAGAGCAAAAATGGGAAAGAACTCCGCTTCCATATGATTGGGTAAAAAAAAGAAAAATTGAGTCGGTACTTCAGCAAAATGATGAAAATTATTTTGATCCCAAACTTGAAGAGTTTAGGCAGCAGGAATGGAAAAGACGTCTTCGTGGGGTTTGGTTTTATAATAATGGCAAGCCTACATACATAACAGGAGAACATTACATGTACCTTAATTGGTGGCACTTAGATGATGGCTACCCCGAATATAGAGAACCAGACAGAAAAAGGTATTATGTACTTCAATATTGTATTGAAGACCCAAGGTGCGCTGGGATGATTGAAGCGGCAAATAGGCGTAGCGGCAAAAGCTATAGAGGTGGGCTATTTGTTTACGAATATACATCCAGAACTGCGGATGCAAATAGCGGCATTCAAAGCAAAACCGATTCAGATGCTAAAAACTTATTCAAAGGAAAAGTAGTAACTCCATTTAGGAGGCTACCCGATTTTTTCAGGCCCACAATAGATACTTCTGCTGGAGCCAATCCAGAAAAGGAAATAAAATTTACACCCACAACAAAAAGAGGCAAACAGGCGCTTTCAAGTTTTGATGACTTAGGGCTTAATTCTTATATAAACTTTCTTTCGTCCGAGCAATTTGCATATGATGGATGGAAACTACACAGGTACCTTGGAGATGAGGTTGGCAAAACCCTTAAAGTAAATGTTTATGATCGCCACCAAGTGATTAAGTATTGTTTACGTGTTGGTGGGAAATGGATTGGCAAGGCGCTTTATACTACAACCGTAGAGAAGTTAAAAAAAGAAGAGGAAAGTAAATTAAATGGACAAGAAGCCAAAGCATTCAAAATGCTGTGGGATGAAAGCAATCCATTAGAAAGAGATGCTAATGGTCATACAAAAAGCGGGCTGTACAAATACTTTACTCCTGCATATGAAATGTATGATTTTGATGAATATGGATTCCCAAAAATAGAAGAAGGCAAAGAGTTTTATTTAAATACAAGAGCAGGACTTCTGCATAATCCTCGTGGCCTTGCAAGTGAAATATGCAAAAATCCGTTTTCCGAAAAGGAAATGTTTAAGCCAGACGGAGACAAGTCAATTTTTGATCCGATAGTTCTTGGGGATAGGCTTGACGACTTGTACATAATGAAAAACGTATTTACAAAGGGAGATTTCATTTGGGAAAATGGAGTGCAAGACTCAAAGGTAATTTTTAAGCCAAATAAAAATGGCAGGTTTGATGTTACATATCTTTTTGAAGAAGAAGGGAGATCAAACAACAGGTCAAACAAAGGTGGCATATGGTACCCTAATAATTCCTCTGAATTTGTAATTGGAGCCGACCCGTTTAGTCACGGGAAAACAGTAGATAAGCGAAGGTCAAATGGCGCTGGATTATGCTACATGAAATTTAATGCTGCCGGTAATAGTCCGTATAGAGAATCCTTTGTTGCTAAATACAATTTCAGGACAGCAACCCCATCTGAATTTTATGAAGATATGCTAAAGATGGCCGTTTATTACGGGTGTCACATTTTATGGGAAAATAACAAGAACAACTGGGATATATATTTTAAACAAAGAGGATATGAAGGTTTTTTGATGAAGCTGGACGACTATCCAGATTACGGCATACCAGGAAACGAAAATACCCATAAACAAATCACAGAAATCACAATTGAGTATATCCACAAAAATATAAACAAAGTATTCTTTCCCGATTTAATTGAACAGTGGTTAGAATTTGATCCAGCAGACACTACAAAGTCGGATTTGGTTATGGCTGCTGGATATACATTGATAGCGGATTTAAGGAAGACTTATAAAAAAACTATTACAACTCTTAGACCAATGACCGAGTATGGTTTCAGAAAACATAAAATAGCATAACCATGAACGAAGCAGTATCATTTCCAAAGCATAACATCAACCCTCAATTAAAGGGAAGAGAATGGTGCCTTCAGGCAGCAAAAGCCATTGCCCATAACTGGTCGAACTCCATGAAGGAGGGAAGTATTTTTTATGCCAAGCGTAAAAGATATGACGAGATAGATGACTACTACATGGGGTTGCAAACAACGCTTCGCTACATGGAATGGCAGACAGGAGAAAAAAATCCTGCAGCCACATGGATCAATATTGACCAAAGTATTGATCCGACAATGAAAAACCATATTCAAAAGGTTGCTGGGCGTCTCAAAAAAATTGGCTACAATATTTGCGCTACGCCGCTGGACAGCACAGCAAAAAGTAAGCTGGATTCATGGTATGACCAAATGAAAGTTAAAATACTCATGCGTGAAGCAGCAATGCAAGCCAATCCTCAATATGCACAAACAGCGCAGCTGATGAATGCCGGTGACGAACCGGAGGATGTCGAAGAATTAAACATTGCGGTTAAGTTCAGCCCAAAAGTTATTCGTGCAAAAGATGTTGAGCAGGCCGTGTCAATGATTTTTTATGAGAATGATTTTGATGCGCTGAAAGACAAAATGGACGAAGACATTATCAAGTATGGCGTAACCGTACCGAGAGAGTATCTTGATGAAAATGGAAAGGTTTGCATTAGGGTGTACAATCCAGGAAACTTTGTTTGCTCATGGTCGGAAGATGGAGACTTCAAAGATTTGACCTACGCAGGCGTTTACGATTATGTAACGCTTACTTCATTGGCTCCGTATTTTTCTCCAGAAGAGTTGGAAAAAATTGCCAACGCAGTAAGAGGGCAACACGGCAATCCAGCATATTTAAGTAGCAATGCACAAAATGCACTTGATTCATTCAGGGTAGCAATTTTTGATTTTGAATACAAGTCTTATGACAGCGTTGCCTATGAAGAAAAAACACGCAGGAACGGAACAAAAACTTTTGGCAAGGCTCCATACAGCGTTCTTTCAAAAGATGAAAACACCTATACCGGAGAAGGTGCGGTGAGAAAATACTTTGGAAAAACTAAAGAGGAAATTTACAAAGGGAAGTGGGTTGTGGGTACTGATTTTATTTACGCATATGGTAAAGAAACCAACTCAAAAAGAACAATGAACCGTAAATGGGTTCACAAAACTTCTCTTAGCTTTTTGCCGCAGGCTGCATCCTTCAGTAAAATGAGAGCGGTTAGCCTTGTTGAAGATTTGATGTCGATTGCAAACGATGTTCAAATGGTGGTGAATAAAATGAGGACGCTAAGAAACACCATGATTGTAAATGCTGTTGCAATAGATTTTTCCGCACTGGAAAATGTTGCAATCGGAGACGGTGGAGAAAACATGAAGCCGAAAGAAGTGCTGGAAATGTTTTTGCAAAACGGCGTACTGGCCTACCGGAGCGAAGACTTGATTGTTGAAGGGAAGCTGGTGCAAAGAAAACCGGTTGAACCGCTTCAGATGAACGGAGCGATTGAACTTGCAAATATGTGGATTGACCTCAACAATCTTCACAACAAAATGTATGAGGTAAGCGGGCTGAATAAAACCACCGACAGCGCAACGGTTAACCCTAAAACATTGGTAGGTATTGCTAACGCTCAAAACATGGGCACCAACAATGCGTTGTACTCACTGGAAAATGCAAGGCGTAAAGCGATGTTGAAGATTGCAAAAAACATTGTTCCAAGATTTCAAACTGCTTTATTGAACGGAGACTACGAAAGCGAATATGCGGACGTGTTAGGAGACAATACTATTCAGTATTTCAAATTTGCAGCAGCAAATATGCCATGCGATTACTCATTGGTTTTGGAAGACAAGATTGATGACGATTTGAGAAAAATGATTGTAGAGGTAATGGCCGAAGACATAAAGAAAGAACTTATTACAAGTGCAGATGTCCTCATGGTAATGGACAACTACAACCTGAAAGATGCCTGCATGATTTTGGAAAAAAGAGTTGCCAAAGCCAAAAAGCAAAGAGAAGATTTTGCCATGAAGCAACAGCAGATGAACGGAGAGGTACAAGTTAAATCCGCTAAAGAAGCCGAAGCAGCCAAACGAGAAACAATGAAAGAGCAAAGCAGGCTGAAATTAAAAGAAATAGCTCTCACCAAAAGCTGGGATTACAAAATCGAACAACTAAGGCTCAGAAACTCTGCAGCAGCTACCATACATAACAATGCAACATCATTAACCAAAGAGGCTATGAAAAACAGCGGTATGCCAATGGCTGCACCAGCAGAACCAATGATGCCGCAGGAGGAACCAGGCGAAGATGCTGAAATGGAAATGCCGGAAATGGAAGAGCCGGAAGAAGTGCAATAGCGGTTAGCACAATGTCATGAAAAAATGTCCGAAATATTTTTTGTGAAATAAAAACTATGCTTACTTTTGGGTTATACTATATAACTTTTTAAAATGAAAAGATGAAACAATATCGCTCACTGCTTGTTGTGTCCGCCGCTCAATTTTTAGCCGCTGACGTAAAAAAAGAAATTGATGCACGTGCTGAAGAAGACAAAAGACTTCCGGTGCTGTTCAGCGACTTTGAAGTAAAGGTTGGCTCAGAAATGCTGGTAAACGTTCCATCCGGCGATGGCACAACAGTTACCCTGTATGACGGCGACTGGCTGGTGAACGAAAATGGCCTTTTCAAAAAGTACAGCACGGGCGAATTTGAAAAAGCGTTTGAAGAAGTCCCCGTTTACAATCCAGAATTTAACCAAGAGGTTTTACCTGCCGCCTCGGAATTGCAGGAGGAAGATCAGTCCGTTGTTTCGCATGTTGTTACGGAGCAAACCTTAGCCTTAAATCCGGAATTGGCTGATGCAGGCGTAAAAGAAGGGGACACTGTTACATTCTCTGTTGAGCCGACAGAAGAAGAAAAGGCGGACGCTGTTAAAGAAACTGAGAATCAGGCGCCCAAAAAAGAAAGCAAAAAAAACGCAGCAGGCAAATAGGCTGCGCTGTTTTTGATAAGCATTTACTAATCCACTCCCTACAAAGAAAACAAAATGAGAACAGGACAATTCGTACCCTATTTTTATGACCCTACGCCCGGAGAAGGCGGCGGCATCTTGTCTTACGAACAAGTTCAGGCAATGATGGCCGAACCGGCACCGCAACCACCATCCGAACCCGAAAGTCCTGCCCCTCAAAACGAAACCCCTGCAGCACCCGTTGACAGTCCAAATCCACCAGCTGCCTCCGAAACTACTCCCCCGCCACCCCCACCGGTTACAAGTTGGAAAGAATCAGTGACCGATGAAGAATTGTTGGGACACGTGGCGGAAAAATTCCAAAAGCCGGCACTGCTCAAAACATTGGGAGTGCCGGAACATTTAATCGGAGCGTTTGACAAGATTACCCCGGAGATAGCAAAATATGCCGAATATGTTGCTTCCGGCGGGAATCCAACAGAGTACCTCCGCATTGTAAACACCGACTACAAAGCAATGTCGGAGCTTCAATTGATCGAGCTTGATTTAAGAGAGCGTCATCCTGACCTGGATCAAAACAAGTTCCAAATACTCTTAAAAAGCGAACTGAAGAAATACAACCTTGACCGTGACGATTACGCAGAGAACAGTGATGAAGCGGTTGTAGGTGAAATTGCACTCAAAAAAGACGCAGATAAGGTTAGAGAAAGATACCTGCAAAAGCAGAGCGAACTGAAAGCACCAGCGCTACAGCCTGATACCAGAGCGCAGGAACAGGCTGAAAAGGTGAAACAAATAACCGACACAGTACGCAATAGCGTAGCGGTTAAGGAACTACAAGCCAACAAAAAACTACTCTTCGGCGTAGGCGCTGATGCCTTCCCGTTAGAGATACAGGATTTTGACGGTATCGTAAATTCCATTATCAGTGCCTCTATTGAAGCAGGTAAACCCCTGGCCGATGCTGATGCCATACGACTCGCAAAAACAGTAACCTTCCATAACAACATGGATGCTATTGAAAAAGCATGGTCTGCACACATGAAAGCCGTTGTTGAGGCTGCGATAAGAAAAGAAGATCGCAACGCAGCACCTCCCGGCACCACTCCCGCCCCAACGAATCCCCAAAACAAATCTGCCGGAAATCTACTTGCCACAGAAGGGCAAATTATGAGTTACGAGCAGCTTTTTGGAGGCTAAACATTCGTAAACCTATTTAAACTTTTTTAAAAATGCAAAGGCAAGACATACTCAATAAACAGTACGTCACATCTACCGCATTGCTTGATGAAAGAGACATCAGGCCGGAGATTGTTGACAATGAAAATACAATGGACTGGGCATCACTTATGGTGTTCGCCGGTTTGAAAGAAGAGTGTAAAGTTTCCAAATATTACCAGTGGGAAGACGAACCAAACCACAAGGTGTTGGTGATCGACACGGGCGGCGTAACAGGCTCTCCCGGAACGTCACTGGATATTACAACCACAACCGGAACTGCTGGTTGGGCAAGAAAAAACATGGTACTGAAGTTCAATGATGATAAGGTGGGTGTAATCACCAGCGCCATTACCCCAAGCGGTGGTAAAGACACGTTCACCGTGACAAGCACAGACGGTACCAACCTTACCGCAGCAGCCGGTCAAAAAATCATCGACCTGGGCACAAGTGCCGGTGAAGGTTCTGCAGGCGTAGACAACATCGTTTACAAGCCCACCAGCGACTTCAACCTGCTCACAAGGTTGAGAACTGTTGATCGTATCACAGACGTGCAGAAGCAAACTTTCATCACCGCAAAAGCGCCTGATGGAACCATGCTGATTGCCAGTTACGAAAAGTACAAAAAAGCAAAAGCATTCCAGCTGGATATTTCATGCGCATTGTTCGGCCAGCGTAAATCCGCAAAAGAATATGGAGACGCTTCTCCATTGGTGGATGGACAAGGAAAGCCAACGCAGTTTACCGGAGGTATCGACCAGGAAATTTCTACAAAAGGTATTGCATCCAACTTTACAACCAACGGTACTTATGTACTGGCTGACCTGGATAATGAGTGCGATGCAATCACGGCGCAGAAAGGCCCACGGGATTACTTTAAGGTTGGTCCAAACAAAGCAATCAGAACCATAAGCACGTTTGCTAAAAACCTTGGAAGTTCTGGTGTCACAGGAGCAAGGCTAAATTTCAACAGCAATGAAATTACCGCTTTCAACTACAATGTTTCAAAAATTTCACATGGTGGTTTTGAGTTTGAATATGGCATGTTGCCAATGTTCGACCACACTGAAAAGTTTGGCGCAGGCGTAGGTACCATCGGTAAATCCATTTATGGTATTCCTAAAGATAAGGTTCAAACCGTAGGTAATGGTATCATGCCACGTGTAAGAATGAGGTACATGAAACACGGTATCAAGTCCGCAGGTAACGCCTGGATCGCTGAATGGGAAGAAGGTGCAATGGCTGACGTTGCTACCAACGACAAAGCCGAGCTGACTGTTCACTGGCTTTGCAATTTCGGGAATGAAATTCACGGTGGTAAACACTTCTCAAAACAAAGGGCACTGGCCTAATAAATAATCATCGGCAAGGCGGCTAAATAACCGCCTTGCTTTTTGTATAACTAAAATTTGCTTTTATGCAGCTCCAAAAATTCCCTGAAATCAACATCAACAAAATTTCAGAAAAAGGTAAAGTTCAGGACTACTTGAACAAATACACCCCAAAGCCTGGCGGGTATGTAAAATTCCGGATGTTGAACGGAACCAAAAACCCCAACCCGGACGCAATCAAAGGCAAGAATGACATTCGCTATCCATATGTGCAGCTGCCGTTGAGGGCAAAAATAAAAGACCCGGAAACCAGCTATCCTGTTGAAATCGGCCATGTGCTTGAAGTAGAGGCAAGTGGTAAGGCAGTAAAACGCCATGGCGTTCTTGAAGTTCCCCAAGAAAACAGAGGCTTCTTTGTGATACATGAAAACATCATTGAAGAAATCGAAAAACTGCCGGCAATCCTGTTAATGAATGAATGCGCCGACAATCCCTTCAGGGATGAAAGCGTAACGCCGCTTTATGAGATTGTTGATGAAGTTGCAAACGCCAAACTGAGAACGTCAAAACGCAACCTGAAAAATGACATGATGGAATACATCGCACTCATGGATCAGGAAGAAAGGCGTGAATTGTATGCGGCCATGGGTGGGGATTATGATGCCGATCCGTTTGTGATTGAAGATGCTTTGCAGGAATCATGCGAAGCGGATCCTGAAAAGTTCAAAGCCCTGGTGTATAACAAAGAAAAATCCATTCGTGCAATTGTAAAAAGAGCGCTTGACAAAAACGTGATCACTTACAATCCGCAGACCTGCCAATACTCTTTCACAAAATCAAAGGAGAACATTTTTACCCACGAAAGAAAAGAAGGAGTAGAGCCGATACAGCTTTTTGCACAGTTCATTAATTCTGCAGCTAACGGCGGCCACATTATGAAGCAATTGAAACTGCTTGTTGCCGGCGATAAAAAATAATTGGCCTTGAACCGATGTCTCACAGGGGACTCGTTTGAAGGGAGCGCCCACCCTTTTTTAAGGGTGGGCAATTTTAAAAACCATTAAACTTTTAGAATTGCCGTCCCTAAATACTTACATATCGTTTGATGCAAAGTTTGTTTTGAGCAGCGAGCCGGTGCTGGTGCTTACTGCAAAAACAACATTGACTTCAGTACAACAGCAGCAGGTAAAAGGATACTTTACCGTTACCATGCCGGACGGCATTACTACCACAGGTAGCTTTACAAATCCTCACATCAATTTTGAATCAGGGAAAATAACCTACGAAATACCGGTAAGAAAAGATACTCTGGGGAGCTATCAGCAGGGAGGTTATGATATAACCTTTTCAGCCAGGCACCCGGACTATACAGACGGGGCTTTCAACAGGTACTTCGGGATGGAGGTTACACCGGTAAAACAAACCATCCGTGTAACGGCAGACTACTTTACCCCACTGATTAAATACGAAGATCTCACCAGTTATATCATCAACGATTACACGATTGCAGATCAAATTGCATCATGGGTTACTGTTGTTGACGGAATAAATTCGGTTACGTCATCAACTACGGAAGTCAACCCGGCAATCAACGGCAAGTATTATGCTACAGCCTACATCACAAGGTATATCAAATCTGTTCTTTACCAAAGCATAGACAATCCATGGCTTTCAGCGCTGGTTGTTTTTGAATACACCGCAACAGCAGAGGCTTACGCCCCGCTGCAAATGAGTGCACTGGTAGTGTATTTAGAGCAGCTGAAAAACAAAACACAGAAACAGTGCGGCGACCCGCAACTGCAGGCTTTGTTTGAAAAAGCATCTTCTCTGTACACATTGATCCGTGGAAAGGTTTGTGCAAGAGATACGGCAAACCTGAAAACGCTTTTTGAAGAATATTACGCATTGACACATGACGGAGCCCCGCTTGCTTACCCAGCAAATAAAGCAGAGATACCTCCATACGATTTTGTTACAGGCTGTTCAGGTAGCAACACTGGTACCGCATACAGAAACTATCCAGCTGTTCTTACGGCCACGTTTGACGGACAAACTGTATTGCCAATGACGCTGCCGGCATACGCCAGGATAATTTCAGCGGTAAAAGGTATTGTTCATCTGGAGCCTTCCGATTACAGCTACACTTCAACGCAGTTCACTTTGTTAAATGGCCTTTCAATGAGTTTTTCTGACGACAGCGCAGAAAAGATTTTCATTACATACGAAACAAGAGCATGAAGAATATCTTAACCATATTGTTTTTATTACCGGCACTTGCCTTTGCCCAACCAAAATGGAATGCAGCTACCGGTAATACTGATTTTAAAGACAGCATAAAGTTTTCAAAGTACAGAAACGGTGACACATCGGCTATAGGAATAGATGCTAATGGCAAATTAATGCGCTTGGCTGCTATTCCCTTAAACATCACCGGCACCAACGGTATCACCGTAACCGGCACATCTACAGATAAGACTATTGGCCTGACAGATACACTACAGGAGGGGCCTGGAATATCCATCACAAAAACAGGTGGCAGAGTTATCATCAGCGGATCAGCTGCTGGTAATTCACTTGTAAGCGCACCAAACCCTGATTTAACCGATAGCACTGTAACGGTTGTCCCGAATGTTATCTATTGGATGAACGGAGTGAAAGACACTATACCTGATAGCGAAAGTTGGGTGATTAACTCCGTTCCAGACGGACAAAAACAATCAATCCTTATATACATCAACAGCAGCGGTGCTTTGGACACAGCGCAGGGGCAGATTGGAACGTTGAAGGTTAATCCGCCCGTTCCGCCCGGTGGTATTGCTGTAAGCTATGTGGACGTGTACGGGAGCGAAATACAGCCACCCCTAACCGTTAGCGGCTATCAGCGTACCGGCTTCCAGTATATCAACAGCGAAGGTGCAAGCGCAACAGACAGCGCCTATGCGTCCTATGATGACGTGACAAAGACAGCATCTTTCTTTAAGCTAAAATTAAATGGTGTTGACCGGGTAAGCTCTGCAGATAGTGCGTTGACGTTAGTAAACGGAGAGATAAAATACGGAGCAGTAACCGGAGGTGGTGGAGGCGCTACCACATTCGAACAGTCGATCATTAACGGCAATACACTTACCCAAAACAGAACAGTCAATCAAGCTACAAAAACAATGTCCTTTTCAAACGGGAAGGTAGGCATTGATTCGCTTTTATTAAACCATGTTGCGGTGTGGAATACGCCTGACAGCTTGCTTGGATTTGGTGATTCTTATGGAGTTGGTACAGGTGCTTCAGTAATTGATTCGGCTTATTTAAACAGGCTTAAGACTTACTACGGATTACCATTGTCAAACTATGCTGTAGGTGGCGCTGGCGCTACAGGAACCGCTTTAAATCACTATGCCAATACTTATCCCGGACACAAACATTTGTCCGTTGTAATGACCGGATTTAATGACGTGTACAGATCACAGGCGAACAGAAAGACGCAGAATAAAATTATCAACGGCCTTTCGTCTGTTTTCGCAAGCCAGTTTATGAAGTCTTACCAACCTGCCGGAACCGGCGCAAATGTTACGAGGTACGGAACATGGAGCGATTACACCGCAAATGCAGTAGGCGGTAAATCTTCAGCAGGTAAACAAACATCAAATGTAAATGACAGTATTGTTTATACCTTCACAGATACTACCCTGATAGTTGCAATGATGGGTTCTGACGGAGTTACAAACACCTATAGCAACTCTGTTGAGATATACCTTGATAATGTCTTGGTTAAAACAGTAAACACCAATACTCAAACAAACGGTGTAACAGATGGAGCAATTGCCCCCAATACCAATCCCGGAACAATAACGCCACTGCCTTTCTTCTTTACTGGACTGACAAACACTTCTCACAAGGTGAAGTTGGTAAATAAAAATGCCAATCCGATGGTAGTGGATTATTTCGGCCACTTTGTAGACAAGAGCGAAGCGATACCAATGCTGTTATTTAAAATACAGCGCATGGCAGTTACCATTTTAGCAAGCAATCCCGGAGGCTCGACACTTGCTGATCTTGATACTTTAAATGCAAAAATTGACAGCCTTGTAACTAACTGGCCTGTTGGCTACCCGGTATTCCTTGCACAGACAGGAAATTACTTTACAGCTATCCCGGCGCAAATGAGTTCTGACAGCATACACCCAAACAATGTCGGCTACAGAGCATTGTATAACGCTGGTATTGCTGCGTTGTCAAGCATCAACGATAATTCAGTTTCTGATAATGTTTTGTACAACGATGAAAGGCTGTATTTCGTTGACGGGCATATTCACAACAAACTTGCTTACGTTTCTGAAATTCCTAACTCATGGAACAAAGGGGGGAATAATGTTTTGGCTGCAGAAACTTCATCCATCGGAACAACAAATAACAGGGCGCTAAGAATTATTACCAGGGATTCGACACGAATGATAGTTGACAGTACCGGTTCAAGACTTGGTATAGGTTTAACAAATCCTCAATATAATATTGACGCATACGAGAGTATCAGGGCGCTGGCTTCCACCTCTGGTGTTGCTTTGTGGGTTGGTAGTTCCGCTGCTATTCGTGGGGATGCTGCAAGTAACGGCACAATGTATATTGATGCTTCAAGGAACACAACAGGTACAATTTCTATTCGCTCAACCACAACAAATGTTTCAGGAGCATTAAACGCACAATCAACCGCAACAGTAGCACAGTCCCTGGATGTACAGGGAAGTACCTCCACCAATGGTTATATGCTAAATGGTGTATCTGTTGCAACCTCTACAACCGGAGATAGCTTGTTAAGAATTAACGATAACAGCAGGTATAAGCGTATTGGTATCCGTGGTGATAAATACCAGTTCAATGATGACGGTACAGGTGCAGCGTCTTGGACTTGGAATCAATCGGCTTTGGTTGAAATGAGAAGCACAACTAAAGGTTTGTTGATTCCTAAAATGACAACAACCAACAGGAATGCAATCGGTAGCCCTGCAACCGGACTGTTAGTATACAATACCTCTGTTGATAGCTTTCAATATTACGCAGGTTCATGGAAGAATTTAGGTGGCAGTACGATTGACACCGCTGCAATGCTTTCGGCTTACAAAACAAGGCTTGATAAAATATCCTCTGGAACATACCAGCCAACGATTACCTCTATTGCTAATCTTGATGCAATAAGTATATCCAGATGTATTTATGAACGGGTAGATTCGGCGTGTACAATAGCTGGTGAAATAACACTTGATCCAACGTCTGCATCTGGTACACTTGCAAGGGCAAGGTTTACATTTCCTTTTACCACTGATTTAAACGCAAGCTGGCAATGTGATGGTATAATTTATACAGGGATTGCGGCATCTACTGCGATTGGGGGTGCTATAACTGCAGATCAGGTAAACGATCAGGCAGAAATCAACTTCCCGGCAAACTTCACATCATCACAAACGGCAAAATTTAAACTAACATTTTACATACGATGAAACTCCTCCTCCCACTTCTCCTGATAACCGTAACGGCTTTTAGTCAGCCGACATTATCAGGCTTCACCGTCACACAGCAAAACCAGCTACGTGCATACATGCAGTGGCAGGGAAAGCAGTCAGCAGACAGCGTGAAGAAAGTAATTACGAACGATTATAAGCTAGCCATACAGGCGGTGACCGGGACAATATTCGCAGTGAGAAAGTCCCTGGCGGATACGCTCAATAACCTGCAGTATCATTTAGGCAGGTCGGATAGTTTGGCAAGGGTTACGACCGGTTTAAACACCGCTGTGTGGAACAACATGAACGGGTTTAAGCGGATACAGGACAGCGCCAATGCACAGGACGCAACCAATTTCGGCGTGATTGTAAAGGAAATCAACAACATAAAAGCAACCTATTTCACCAAAGAAGAAGCCGCCGCAATCAATGCAGCGTTGCAGGTTTTTAAAGAGTGGATGGATAGGGTGCGGAAATAAAAATTATGGACATAGTAATTGACTTTGACGGCACAGTTGTAACACACGACTTCCCAAAAGTGGGGGTTGATATAGGCGCTGTGCCTGTATTGAAAAACATTGTAGAAAAAGGGCATAACCTGATATTGTTTACAATGAGATCAGACGTTAGCGAACCTTATTCTAAAAGCCCTGAAATAATCACAAAAAGCGGCAACTACTTAACTGATGCAATTAACTGGTTTGCTGATAACGGCATACCCTTGTACGGCATACAAAAAAATCCAACGCAGCACACTTGGACAACTTCTCCAAAAGCATACGGCCAAATTATTATTGACGATGCAGCATTGGGATGCCCGTTAAAGTTTGATAAGCATTTTCACTCACGCCCTTATGTTGATTGGGATGCGGTAGAAAAAATACTGACAAACATCGGTGTAATATGAAATTTTTAGCAACCATACTACTTTTAACGCTTACCGGCAACCTATTCGCTACAACTTACTACGTGAGCGCAACGGGTAGTGACAGCAACCCCGGCACACAGGCGCAACCGTGGCAGACAATTGCAAAGGTGAACAGCGCAACGTATCTGGCAAATGATTCTGTTCTGTTCAACCGGGGCGACATATTCTTTGGCTCGGTGATAGCGAAGCGTAACAACATGACGTTTGGCGCTTATGGCACAGGATCAGCACCAGTAATTACCGGCTTTGTAACCCTGTCAAGCTGGGTGGAGGAATCGTCCGGCTTTTACAAGACTTCTCTCACCGCCAAAGGAAACCTGCGTGTAGTCGCAATGAACGGCATCCCACAGGAAATGGGCAGAACACCCAACAGCGGTTTAGGCCGCAACTCATGGTTATATTACGAAGCCTGCACCGGTTCTACGGTTATCAAAGATTACCAGTTGACTAACACTCCCTCACGTCTTGGTAGAACAATCATTGTACGGCATTCTGGCTGGGCTACAGGGCAATTCCGGGTAACCAATCACACGGACAGTTCTTTAACCATCACCCCAAACAGGCACCAAAGAAACGCCAATGCAATCAGTGTGAACAGCCTCACCAAAGATCACGGGTATTTTTTCGAGAATGACAAATCTGATTGCGACCTTCCCGGCGAGTGGGCGAACGACACCGCTAACGGTTACCTGTACATGAACTTCGGCGGTTTGAATCCTTTAACAAACCCGGTGAAATATGCAGCGGTTGACACGCTCTTTAACTGCGGTGCATTTACCAACATCACTATATCAAACATCACCTTTGACGGCGGCGGGTTGTTCGGTGTTTACTCCCGTAACGGTAGTTATATATCAGTCACCAATTGCACGTTTACCAACATTGGTGTAACGGGATTTCATTCACGGACAACAAGTAACGTGACGGTGGCAGATTGTTCATTCGATTACTGCCTGTCAACAGCGATACAAGTGATTGGCGCCAATTCTACCACCGGGTTAATCACTCGTAACACCATCGGGCAGGTAGCGCCGTTTGAGGGCATGTATCAGAACTTTGATGCCAGTGACGGGGTTGCTATTGCCAACGATATAAGCAACTGCGAAGCGAGTAACAATACAATCGCATCATCCGCTTATCACGGGCTGGCTTTTAACGGCAACAACGCTTTTGTCTACCGGAACAAAGTTCAATCCTTTTCTAAATGGTTGACAGATGACGGCGGTATTTATTCGTTTTCCAGCAACACCACCACACCGACAACTTACACCAATCGTGTTGTAAAAGAAAATCTGATCTTAAACGGTATCGGTAACACCAACGGAATGCCGGTAAATGCTCTTCCGTCTACAAAGGGAATTTATGCCGACGACTGGACAATGAACGTGACTTATGAAGGTAATGTAATTGATTCGTGCAGTGTGGGAATATCCTGTAACTCCAATGAAAACCTGACTTTCAGGAATAACTTTTTCAGGTCATGGTATGGGTTAAGGGTTACCCGGAAATTATACAACGATGCAGAGAATATTTTCATCCGTAATAACATCAACATCGTAACAGATCCCAAAGGCGACCTGATCGAATTTAACGACTGGGATTTAAACCTACCAACACCGCACACCATTGCAAGCACGCTGGCCGCTGTTCAATCGGATAGTAATTATCACTACGGAGCAGACTTCTATGTTCAATACAAAAACGTTCGCCAGTTCGCCAGCACCTACAGTTTACCAGCATGGCAAGCATTAACCGGGGTAAGCGCCAACGATGTTATTATTCCCTGGGATATGAGCAAAGCGCAATTGGTTTATAACTGGACTGCATCACCTGTTACCGTTACATCCGCAGGGATCAATTCAACCCTAAACGGAACATTTACTAACGCTTATTCCTTGCCGGCATACTCGTTTGTATTTTTTGTAAGATCAGAAGATACTACCGGGCTGCCGAAGGATATGATTTATTTACCGTTAAAATTTGAATGACATGTCAAGGGTTATTTATGACAGCTCAAAAGCAGAATGGGTTAAAACAATTGATGAAGAAACCGGCGAAGTGACGGGATGGACCACCGACCAGGGGGAGGCGCTTACCTGGGAGTGTCCGCTTTCTTACATGGAGTGGCAGATATGGCTCAATTCAACTGAGGCAAAATTCGTAGGACAAAGACCCCGTAAACCGCATTAATGAGTAAGATCAAAGAAATACTGTGTTTGGCAAGCTGTTGGGCTTTTCTGGCCGGGAATATCATTTACGACCTGCTGGAAAGCACACAGGAAAATTTGCGCTGTACGGATAGTACCGTTGATTATTCCGGATGGTATTTTATCCCCTTGTCTTTTATGATCACCATGTTGATCGGGGCCATGCTGGAAAATTCCGTGGGCAAATGGGTAAAAACGCAGTGGCTTTTCTTTTATGTTTTGTCCTGGTCCATGGTTTTTAAATATACCCTGTTGGATGCAATACATTTTCACATAAACGATTACTGGTTTCTGCTTACTGCAGCAGCCGCAACCTTAATAAGATGCCGAAAATTTTAGACGAAGTAATTGACTACATCAGTAAAAATTTTGTGCTTATGGCAAGTTTAACCGTGGGAGCGATTTTGAAAGCAAGCGTTGACTACAAGACCAAACAATTGAAGTTGTGGGAGCGGATTATCAATGTGCTTTTGTCTATTTGTGTGGGGTGGATTTCATGGAGATTTCTCAGGGCTGTTAACTTGGAAAAATATATCGGCGTTGTTGTTCCATTGTGTACGCTGCTTGGCGAAACTTTCACCCTGTGGATCATTACAAAGGCAACTGATTTTTTTAACAGCATGTACGAAAAATATATACCCAAAAAGAAATGAAAAATTGGATCAACAACTGGAAAGCGCCCACGCCTGAAGCATGGAAAAAGGTAATACGCTGGTCCCTTTCTTTATCTGCCGGCTCCGTAGCATTGTTAACCGCTGACACCCTGGGTAAAGCGGTGATGCCCGATTTTAGTTTTAAGCTATTGCCATGGGTTGTTACGGTCGCAAAAAATGTATTTGTAGCGGGGCTGTTTTTGGCTGCCGTTGCGAAGTTTCAAAAAGAAGATACGGACAACCAGCGGCCAGCGGCGCCAAAGGATGACGAACTACAAAATAAGCAACCATGAACATAAGAGAAAGATTATACAGTGGCGTCAATCCCTTTCTATTGATTTATTTGGCTGGAATTATCCTGCTGATTTCTTTGAATGCCTGCTACACGCCGGGGAAAGCAATAGGCCAGGCAGAAAAAGCCATGAACAAATATCCTGAAAAGGTATTGCCGGTATTCCGGGGCAAGTTCCCGTGTATAACAACATCAACAAAAACAACCGTTGACAGCTCCGATTACAAAGCATGGAAAGCGCATACTGATAGCATTATCGAGTTTTACAAAACCCTGCTCGATAATGTTGAGCCGGAAATTATTCACGACACTGTACCGGTTCCTGATAGCACAAAATGCAATGAAGTTTTGTCCCAGTACCGGGCTTCCGATAAAAAGCATAAGGAAAGAGAAAGTTTGCTGCAGTCTACCATCAAAGATTTGCAACAGAAACTCGCAAGTATTCCGCCGGTAAAAGAAAGTACCGTCAACAATATTAAAGACGATTCAGAGGTAAAAGAATGCGAGCTAAAAGCAGACAGGTATAAACAGATGGCAGAGAAAAGTGATCGTGAAAACGAAAAGAAGGCCACATTAATCAAGTGGATTTTGATTTTACTGGCAGGTTCAATCGTTGGTAACATTCTTCAATTCAAAAAAATATTTTAATCATGACAACCAAACCGCAACAGTGCCTTAAAAAATACGGCAATCCAAACTTATTGGCTACTCAACAAAAATGGTTCACCTTATGGATTGTACCTGAAAAATTATTGAAGGCATTTTCGCATGTTTACTTCACTCAGGTCGGAACGGTTGGTTTCCCTAAGAAAATTTTTGTCAACAAAGACTTTCTGCCATTACTCGAAAAGGGTTTAAACAATGTTGTTGACCGTGGGCTTTCAAAATTGCTTGAATCCTGGGACGGATGTTTCATCATCCGTAAGCAGCGGGGTTCAGATGAAATGTCCATACACAGCTGGGCAGCGGCCTGCGATGTTAATGCAGAGAAAAACCCGATAGGGAAAAAGCCTACAATGCCGCCGGAACTGGTAAAATGCTTCACTGATGCCGGTTGTATCTGGGGAGGAACATTCAAAGGCAAAAGGGTTGATGGTATGCACTTTGAAATTGCAAGTATTTAGGATTTTCTCATAAGCAGTATTGTTTTGGTAAACGGCCCCTGTTTCTACAGGGGCTTAATTTTTACAACATTTCCACCGCCTGTTTTATTGCGTCATAGTCTGTTTTTCTTCCATCAATAATTATGGACACCAAAGATGCCCTTGTAATTGCGGTGTACATTGATTGCATCTTTTCTTTATTGGTGATCATGGTGACGCTTGTAATATCTGTTTCGTCAACTACAACGGCTTTGTATGTAGATCCCTGTGATTTGTGACTTGTAATTGCATAGGCATATTCCAGCGGGGCGTATTTTCTTTTGAATGCCCAGGCTTCTTTTAATGCTGCTTTTCTTTCATCAGAACCTTTTACCATTGTTTTTGCATGAGCAAACTTTACAGCCACATCAGCATTAAAACGAGCAATATCCCTTTTGTCTAGTGTAAGCGCTGATTGTTCTTTTCCTTCATACAAAAACGAAATATCATAACACCGGTAGCCGCTGTCTTTTAATGGGCTTGATTTGATTACCTGAACCTCATAACTGTTGCTTATTGGATCGTCCAGGCCAATATCGTAGTTGTCGCTGAACATCAATAAATCCCCAGGTAAAAACTGCTGCTGTGATTTTTCATAACCAAAAAGATACTCTCTTGCAATGTTGTTTATTTGGGTTCTTGTTTCCCTTCGGTAAGACACAAATTTTATTAAATTCATATCTTTTGTGTCGATTGCTTTTTTGAAAACAGGGAGTATTGATTCCATAATATCATCGGCGTGTTTTGCAAAAACTAAAGCTCCGACACCACTAACAATACTCGTTCTATTATCATCTGGAACAGGGTTTACCGGTGGGTACTGCAGTCTTGATGCGTCACCAAAATAATCAGCAAATGGAAGTATTGGTGATTCTTCTCCTTGCCTTACTCGTTCATGTAAAACAACCCGGTTTTCTGTGTAGAAGACTGGCGAAGGTTTACCCCTGTGTTCACTGTTGGATTCCCGTATTGGAGGCAACTGCCTTACGTCTCCGAAGTAAATCACAATGGCGTTTTTCCGCTTCTCACTCATTATAAGATCGTGCGCTTTTTCATTAATCATACTCCCTTCATCAACAATAATTATTTTGGCTCTTTGTATTGGCCGAAACGATTCGCCCTCCATTGTAAAATCGCCTGTTTCTTCGTCCATTTTCATAGCCAAAGCTCCTGCAACAGTCTTTGATACAAAGTTGATGTTTTCGCCAAAAGCCTCTTTTATTTTATTCTCTAAAACCAACTTTGCTTTATGGCTTAATGCACAGATAAGAACCGACATTCTTTTAATGAACGGCTCTAAAATCCCTATTGCAACAGTAGTTTTCCCGGTACCAGCCTTACCTACTATTGTCATCCATTCATCAGGGTTGCCGTTTAGAATAAAATCCCTGCCTGCTTTTATCGCAAGCTCCTGCTCCGCATTTTTAGGCTGGATTTTATTGTATTGCTTCTTTGCTTTTTTCTTTGCCTTTGCTTGTGACATTTATAGGTGTTTTAAAGTCCGAATACCAACATAGCCGAATCCCTGGAATGTTTTGATGTTGTGCCGGTATACCCTGTGATTTTAGAAAATGTTTGCTGATCAAGTTTTGTTTTATTGTTCTTCGGTGCTGTCATTTCAAAGGGTATCTTTTTATCCTTCAAAAAATCTTCCCAAGCAACGGCATCACGTTTTACATATCCAGCACCTTCACGGCGGCCACGTTCTGCTGATTCCGTTTTTTGTTTTGGGATCCACTTTCTTAAACGAGCATCTTCAATGCGAACAAAAACATTTTCCTTATGCTCATTAAAGTAGCCTTCAACCAACTCAAATGCTTTGTGTATTTGCGTTGTGGCTAAAAACAAAATCTTTTTCTTCTCTCTTGAATAAAGGCAGATTCCTGTGTTTACGCCAGTGTCTATTCCGATAAGGTATTTGCAGTTTTTGGGTATCATTTTCTTCGGTCGTTTCCTTTGTAAATAATATAATTCATCATTTCCCTGAGCCTGCTTCTTACAGCTTCATCATATCTCGCCTCTAACTCTTTAGGGGTTCTATTTGTGGTAATATGCAGGCTGCTGAAGGGAATTTTTTTAAAGTACCTTGTTTGAAAAATTTTACTGATTGCGTCAGTCTTGTTACCAAAATCAAAGACAACGCTCTCTCTGCCAACATCATCAAATGCCCACCCTATTTCCGGCTGGTAAAAGAATTTTTCATGGTGTCCCCACCCTGGCACCGGGCCGATAAAGTTTTGATAAGCGTCCGTACCGTCTTTTTGTAGCATTGATTCAATGTCAAAAACGGTGATCATGTGAAAACACTGGCGCTTGTTAAACCTGAAAATATTTAGGATTTCGGTTTTGCCAACTCCCACTGGACCAACAAGACAAATACCTTTTGTCAGCGAATAGTTGTTGCCGTTTAAATCCTTGTAGCTTTCAAACCTTTTATCATTGCTGAAATACAAACACAGCAGCTCAAAAACCGGCAAAGCCTGCTCGTCAAGCTGAAACCATGGGTTTGTTTTTAAAACAAATTCCCTGAGTTCGTTTACAGTAAACGGAAGTCGGGCCGCTGTCATTTGGCTTGCCTTTTCCTTAAGTTTTTTCTTCCGCTGCAGCTCCCAGTATTTTTCGCACCGGGCATCAAAAATTGCAAGTTCCGTTTCTTCTTTAGTCAGCTGCACTTCGTCAAAATCCGGTGGCATAGTCACTATCCCCGGCTTTTTTATCTGCGCCTTTTGTAAAATTTCCGTTATGGGTTTTGGTTCCATTAGCTGTATGCTTGTTTTTTAAATAGTTTGGCATCCAAAAAAGAAAATGCTTTCTGGCTTCAATAAAGTTTGAATATTCCTTTGTGTGGTTTTGCTGGAACCAAATTTTTACGCCGTCATCAAATTCCGCCGAGGGCATTCCTTTGAAAGTCCAACTTTCTTTAAGCCCTGGATCAGAACTAAAAGCATCGACAATCTGATTCAGCAATTTTTTTTCGGCACCTGTTACTATGAATAGTTCAGTTTGGTTTAATATAGTTTTATTAAGGTGTTCCCTGTGTGTGCCATTCTGTGTTTCCACCTGTGTTCCTGTGTGTGTTCTTTTCTGTGTTTCTACAGGAAACACAGAGTCTTCGTTTTCGTAGAGTACAGTAAGCTCATAAGTAGGCGATCCGCTGGCTTGCCGGCTGGGATAGTATTTTATTAGCCCCCGCTGGATTAAGGTATTACGTGCTACCGATAATCGTTTCCGGGTCATCCCACATTGGTTTTCCAAAGTTTGTGTGCGTACAACTAATTTCCTCTGTCTCCAACGGTCTGCGTTAAAACACTGCATCAGGTTATACCAAAATACCTGTGCATCCGGTGGCATGGGATTGATTGAGTTCTGCACTCCAAACTCTCGAAATTGCTTCGCAAGATTCATTGCTTAAAAAGCTTTAAAAATTCAACATCTTCTAAGGATAATGCGAACCACTCGCCTCTTAGCCTTTTTTCAGAAAAACATTTATGCAGGTTTTTTTCTAATGATTTTTCGCAATGGAAATAATGTATTAGTTGTATATCTGGCTCCTGCGCCTGAAGTGTTCTTTCTCTTACAGCTACATTGTTTGATCTTCCAATTTTATAATATCCATTTTGCTTATTAAGCATAACGTAAATATTGGTTACGTTATCTGTATTTAACTTCCAGAGTCCAGAATTGTGCTCGTTAAGTAGATTGTGACGTCTAATTGTTTCATCATCAATGTGACTTAAATAGCTTTTACAAAATCCTAATAATAATTCTATCATGTACTTGGATTGTAAATAACCATTCAAGTTGGATATCAAAATTCTTCCTTTCTCATCTTTTGATATGTAAAAATCACTTTCAACTAATTCACTATTTTTTACAATGTTTATAGTCTGTGTTGCCGTTAATTTTTCTTCTTCCATTTCTAAATATTTCTATGTTCAGGAATAAAGTACTGCACCCCCAGCCAGCGGAAAAAATCTTGTTCGCTTTGCCATGCTGGTGGTAGTTTAGGGTTGGCTAAATCCTTTTTTACAGCCCAGGAATATTCGCCGGTTTGATAGCACTCTTTTGCCAGGCGAAGACCGTCATCGGTTCCTACCCAGCCTCTTCGCCGCCAAACACCAGAGATAAAACGTTTGACAAAATCACTGCTGCCTGTCCTTATCGTGAAAATCCTCCAATAGTCATGCAGCTGGGGCATAAAAATGTCAACATTAATTCGGTGCTCTATACTTTCAATGTTGTGCACCACTTCCAGTTTTATATACCTGCCCGAAAATTGGCCTTTCAAAACCCTCCCTGTATTACGGATGGTTTTTTCAAACATTGGATCAACAATAACTTCTTTGCGAATTACTTCGCCAAACAGGTTTTTTATCTCATGTATGGTTCTTTTAGGGATTAATACCAGTTCAATATCTTTTACTTCCGGCACCCGCCTGCGGACACTGCCAGCCACATTGATTATTTCACAATGCGGCTGCAGTGATTCCTTCATGGTGTTTGCAATAATGTCGGCGTAGTATAGGTGCATTATTGAATTTTACTTTTTATCACAAGGATTGTTTCATAGTTGTACTGTACTTTAACGATCTGCCTTGCATAAAGGCTTTTAATTTCTTTTTTCTTTTGATCGACAAATATTTTTCTCAACTCCACACGCTCTTTAAATGGAAGTCTGCCATACTCTGGAATTTCTATTTCCATTTCTTGAAAGAAATCGTTGTGCAGGTATAATTGAAGATGGGCTATCAAGCCATTTCCTCCTTTAATTTTTTAACCTCTTCATTTGGCAGATACTCCACTTTAAGCGTTTCTCCTTTAAGGATATGTTCGATAACCTCTACCAACGCCGTTCTTGCTTCAGGTGTTACATGAGAAATCATTGCGTACAACTCTACGATACCCAAAACATCGCTGTGCCACTCTCTTCTTATTCCTTCGGATATATCCGGGGCGTCAATAAACGCAGGTTGTGCAGCCAAGTCTCGGTAAACAAAAGAGAGTTTTTCAGAGTAATTTTTAAAAAGCCTTGCACCTGTTGATCCCTGGTGCTCACGAATAAAATCATCAAAGTATTCTTTTGCTATACGCAAATGGTGTACTGCTGATACTATTGAGGTTTTGCCTTTCATTTCGGATTGATAGATTTTTAAAGGAGCAACCACCAATGAATGATGGTTGCTTTTGTATATGGGAATTAAAAACGGGTTAGGTTAGTGCAAAATCAATAACTGCTTCCTCCTCTGTAATTTTCATTGGCATGATACCAATATATCCTTTCGCTTCGCCGGATGGGAAAAACACCATCATTTCGTGGTTATCATAAAACCGGCAAATAAGATTTTCGGAGGGGAATATTTTTGCTGCAATCTTTATCCATTCAGGGTTAAAGCAAACAAAGGCTTTTTTATCGAACAAAGAATTTGCTACAGAGTTAACAATCGCAATGTAGTCTGGGAACTTTAAATCGCAGTGAATGTTGTACTCGCAATCAAAACCGCCTTTTTTACAATGCAGCTTTTCACCTTCCAAAACCTCGATGTTTTCTGCGTCCAAAATTTCCTCCCAAATATCCCGGTGAATAAGTTTGCCATCGAGTTGCTTTATTGTTTCATCTGGTAGTGTAGAGTATTTGCTGAGGTTCAGTTGGGCAATGATATTTCCGTTTGTTGCTGTGGCTATGCCATTAGCAATTTCAATGTGTTGTAATGCAGGCCGCAATTCGTCATCTGAGCAAGCCAAGTGTATTGGCGGCAATAATTTTTTAGCCATTTTTATTTTGTGTTTTTGGTGATTGATTTTTCCTTGTGGTCATATCATATAACCTTATATTCAAAGATTGAAGCTCTTCATTATTAAGGCTATCCAGGTTCTTCTTACAGTTGTCGTTATGGGTGGAAACAGTAAGGATGTAACTGTTGTTTACCTTGCTCATGTCATCAATCCAAATAGGCTGTGAATGAGGCGTAGGCTTTATTTTAATGGCTGGGTTGAAGACTACTTTGTATGTCCCCAGCGATTCAAAAAGATCAATTATTTTCTTCTTCATTTGGCATATCGGTTAAGGTTCGTAATTCCATCCACATTTGGTAGCGTTTGTATTTACGCTCTACCTTTTTTCTTAAAAGATCAGGGAATAATTCATAAAACAAGTTCATAAACAGGCTGCACGAACCCAACTCATAATTGCAGGCATCAGCAAAAGTTATCATACCGTATTTTTTAAAGCGTTAATAAATACATCAGGAATAGGTGTTGCATCTTTTATGTCATCCTTAATAAGCAAAAAACGTTCAACAACCTTCGGCCATACTTGCATTTTACTGGCATCATCCCAGCTGCGATCATACTCAGAATGACAGCCGCAACCAGCGCCAAGTATCAAATAGTTTTCGGGATGCGTAGCAACGGAAGGAAACATATTCTTTCTCTTTGGAAGGATGTGCGCTGTTGCTGCCCTGGCAAAAGCCACATGTATAAACTCCCCGCAATTCCAGCAATGGGCGCCACCGTTTTTAAACTCCTTTGCTTCTACTTCTGCAAACCATTCGTTTTGCTTGTCACGGTTGGGCTTTTCTTCTTTAAGTTGCTTTTTTCTTTTTTCGCTGATTGGTGCAATGCCTACCTTTTCTTTTGCAGGCTTCGGCCCCGCATAGTGCTTTGCATGATGTATGCAAAACCCATCACGGACAGCATGGCCTTTACAAAGAGGAAATGTGCAGTTGTCGCTCATAGGCTGTTCTTTAAAAAGTTTTCGCTCTCGCTGTCATCAATTAATTCATCAAGCCTTACAAAATATTCAGAGTTGTACTCTCCGTCCGGATAGCCCGCTAATTGATAATAAACAACTCCGCCATCACCAGTGTACAAATCAGTTACAAGACATAGTTCATTGTATTGTGGCCCGTGGCATTGTACCTTTTCTACAACAACATGAGTGCGCTTTATAAAGCCAAAAAAACTCCAAACAGGCGCAAGCCTTGCAGGCAGGGTTCTCTCCCAATTCCCACGACCCTTGCAAACAACTTTGAATAAGTACATAATTGAACTACACTTTTTGATTGTTAACCATCCCGCATTTTGTGCACTTCCATCCTGCAGTTGTTTCGCCTTCTTCAAGCGTTACTCTTTGAGCCTGACGACAGCTGCCACAGAAAAGCCTTTTTACAAATGATTTGATCTTTGACATTAGTTTAATTCAGGTGCTTTTTCTTCTTCGTAATTTTTGATCAGCATTTTGCCGGCAGCCAAAACCCTTTCCTTCAAAAATTCTTTTTCGGAATCAGGAACCTCAAATCGAATGATGTTTAAATTTTTGAAATAGCCGCCTTCTTTCAGGTATGGTAATTCTTCGTCCATTGCCATTGCCACCCAATAACAGTTCGCTTGTCCATCGGCAGAAAGCTTTATTTCTGCCAGCTCGCTTTGGTATGGCATATAAACAATCAATTCTGCAAAACGACAGTCATTTATGGCTGCATTACTTACCAGCTGCCAGTAATACTTTTCACCGTCTTTGTGGTTATCACGAATCCATTGCATAGCTTCTAAGCCATCTACGCCGGAATAAAGAGGGGAAACAAGCCTGCAGAAAGACTTCAGTGTCATCGGGCACTTAATGTCTATAACGGTACTTCCATCATCATTTTTAATTCCGTCCTTACTGCCAACCCAATAAGGAATTTCGGGGTGTACATCTGTTTCCTGTGAAGTCAATAGGTACTCCATACCCAGCAAATCAAAAACACGGCTTTCAAGCAGCTTGCCCCAGGTTAATGGCTTTGCGTCCACCTCATTGTCGATGCTTCTGCCCAGCAGCCGCTCAAAATTTTTTTCTTCAATAAAAGTGAAGGCGGGTTTGCCAAAGATTGATCCCAGTTTCTTTGCTGCAGCAGTAGGTTCGCTTGTCAAAGCAGCTATTTCGCTGCTTGTAAAATTTCCGTTACGGATTTTAGAGTTGTGTATCATGTGTTTGGATTATTTGATAAGAAATTTCACCTGCATCAAAATCGGGTCGTTCAATCAAAAGCTGCAGGTCGTTTTCAAGTGCCCAGGCTTCTATTTCCGCCAAACTATTTTTGTCCAGGTAAGAGGCATCAAAATGCAGTGTTTTTACTTCGCCCAATCCCATTGAGGCAATACGCAAAGCAGAGGTGTAAAGTTTTGATGTGCTGATTTGGTTTTTATCCAAAGGCAATCCGTCTACCAGTATTCCATCCGGCGTAATTTCAATGCCCTTTGGCATATTTGCGGACGCAATCATGGCGTTTCTTTCTGCTTCAATATCTTTTACAAGTTGATCTGCCAACCTTGCTTTTTCCTGTGCTGCATCCGTGGTGTTTTTGTAGTCGATATAATTTTTGTACTCCTGTGCCTGCGAGTTTGTTTCGGACGCTTTGAGAATCTTTTCGTCAATAGCCCGCAATTGAGAATCATCAGGCATTTCTACAATGTAAACCAGTTCGCCAGCTTTAGGCTTGTAACCTTCAGGAACCGTTGAAAGGTCTGTGGGTTCTTTTGGATATTCTTCTTCAGCATTTCTTTGTGGAAGGATTTTATCGCTAAACTGTTTTAGAAATAACTCAACATCCTGCCCTGCATATCCGCAACGTTGAAGGTTTTTGTAAGCATCGTAACAAATGTTGTAGTCAACATTTTTTTGCGCTTGTAACTCATTGTGTAGCGACACTTCATCATCAATCTTTTTCTTATCAGCCTCCCACGCTTTGCGTGTTTTGTCGTTGATTTCTTTGTTGGCTTTGTACAATGAGTTAAGCCTATTACGCTCTGCTTCTTTTTGCTGTTGCAAATCGGTCAAGTCAACAAATTCAACCCTTGGAACCTTTAGCATTGCACTCAACTTCACATGGTACCTTTCAGCTTCTCTGTTTGCATCGGTTCGTGCCGCATACGCTTCGGCGTATCTTTTATCAATGTCCGCAAAATCAAGCCCTACAATTTTTTGCAGTTGCTCTGCCTGCTTTTTTGGTGGCGATTGAAGGAACTTATCAATATCAAACAGCTGCGGGAAAAACCTTTCGCCCAGGGCCACTGTCACAGATTGCCTTGCTCCATCTTTGGTGATATAGGTCAATTTGTCTTTGCCCTCTGTATTAAACTCCCACAAAAACTTTTCGCCGCTGTCAAGCACCAGTTCGCCCTTGCCTTTTTCTTCACCTTCCTTTACAATCACGGAAGGGCGAATAAACCGTATCCTGTCGGGGATGCCCCGTATGAAGCTGGTTTTGCCACCGTTGTTTTTACCGGTAACAATTGCTGTACATCCGTTAAAGTCTGCGCTGTAGTCGGAAATGGACTTGAAGTTTTCTAAACTTATTCTTTGGATTTTGCTCATTTTTCAGTTAGTGTTTTATGTAGTTTATTGTAGGAGTTTTCTTCTTTGGATTCAAGGATTCTGTTGGCGTGTTTCAGTTCGTCATCAGAAAGCAAATGTTTTTTTTGTTCAAACAATTTTTGCAATCCTTCTATGTTGATTTCAGCGCCCGATTCTGCGTTTTCGCTTGCTGCTTTTTCGTATGCTTCAGCAGATTCTTTACAGATATTCTTGTGAGATTCTAGTATAACCTTTTGCTCTTTGGTTAACCCATTCCATATTTGAAGTACAGCCGCTATCCCGTTTTCGCACGCCATCAGCATGTCGGACTTTATTTTTCTAATTTCTTCCGATTCGTGCTCTCCATCATTGAACCAGGCTAAAACCTTTCGTCCCGTTTCTTCTCCTAAATAATCATTGCCGTTTCCAAAAAATGGCTTTAAGAAAGCAGGCATTTTTAAAAACGTTTGCTTTTTCCCCTCATCTGACATTAAGATTGATGCAGTCATTTCAAACATGAAATTCTTTTCGCAGATAGGCTGTATTCCAAGAGATACAGGTTCGGCGGGGTTTTTAAAATCCGTTTTTTCTCTTGCTCGTAGGCAACAAATGATTGGTATATTTGAGTACAGCAACGCATTCATAAACGCTTTGTGAAAACGCTTTGCGCCAACCCAGTTAGCAATTTTTTTCCCTTTCAATAGCGGAGCCTGTGCAATATCATCGCAGCCGCCTTCGCCCTCCCATTCGTGGGAAACACTGTCGATCACCAACACCTTTACTCCTGCGTCCGTAAACTCTTTAATAGCATCACGATACCTTAGCGGTGAAAATGGAGCATACAAATCGCCAATTTGAAACCGCCCATCCAGTATGTCGTAATACAATGCGCCTCTTCCGTTTTCGGTGTCAATAAACCCAATTTCCGAAGGCTTTGAAACCATGCCCCTTGCCATTTTCAATGCGGTGTATGTTTTACCGCTTCCCGATGGTCCGGCAATCGCAATGATTGGTTTGCTGCCACCTTTTTCAACCGGGCGAATACTTAAAATTCCCATTTGCTTGTATAGATTTTTTTGAATAGTTTTTTAAAGAAGGATGGCTTTTACACCATCCTTCGGTGTTTTAAACCTGTGCTGCCTCTTCTTCTTTTGCTTCTTCACTGGTAGCTTCAGGCTGTTCTCCAGGGTTTACGGTTCCTGCTTCGTCAAATGCTGCACTCTGTTCAGGTTGTTGCACCTGTTCATCTTTGCTTTCGTTTGGCTCGTTGCCGGGATCTGTGATCATTGTTTTGTGTTTATGGTGAGTAAATAGTTTTTAATGAGCGGCCCGGCATAAAAATGCAGGCCGTGGTATCCTTAACAAATCAGCATGAAAAACCAGCTGAATATTTTGAATAAAAATGTTTTTGAAAAATAGCCGGATAAGTAAAAACAAATCCGGGGTTACGATTGCTTGCCTTATGAAAAAAAATTAAGATGAAAATTCTTGAACCTTGTTGCATACAAAGTTTATCAAGTGCGTGTTATCTTCATAGAGAATCCTTGACCCATCCCTTTTGGTGGTTACTAACTTTTCGTCACGCAATATTTTAAGATGTGCTGAAACTTTTGGCTGATCCAAGTTTAGGTGTTGCTGGATTTCTGCAACGTAGCGTCCGCCAAAGCCTGGATGAATAAATGCGAGTATTTTTTGCCTGACTGGATGGTTCAATGCTCTCAGGACTTTTGCTCCCTTTTTTAAGGAACTGATTTGGTTTGGACTTAACATATAATTGGGGGTGTTGAACTTCAAAAAACAAAGCTGGGATATGCGGTAGCGTTACAGAGTCGCTTTTACGCAAGGATTTTAACCTTGCCCTGATTTATTTCGCTGTTATCCCAGCCTTTATACCTCAAAAAAAACTTACAATTGAACGTGATTCTTAATCACAATTATGGCATCTTCTCAATTGAATTGCCCGTTGGCAGCCTTAATCCAGTTGAAAAAACTTTGTATACTATTGGTTTGGCTGCAGTATTGTCCTGCACTAAAACATGATCTGCCTCCCAAACTTTCATCTGCCCTTTTATGTTTCTCCATGCGCTCGCCTTGCTTTTGAGGGTTTCAGTTGAGGCCAATTTCTTTCCGTTAATGGAACTTTTTGTAGTTACAAAAAACTGGCCATTGCGTTTACTTTTTGAAATGTGTATCATTATATAAGTATCTTTTATAAACTACAATGATCTATCCAGCACTTGCACAAATAAGGAACCCAAACCGGAGAACTTATAACCGCAGCCATCAATAACATTGTCCCAAAAGCAGAACACAAAAACCATAATCCTTCAAACGGGATGCTGAGAATGGTGGCAAGCGTTTTTATCATAAAATTTTGTTTGATCACTCTGTGTCATTTGTAAGCCAATAAAAAAACATACAGTACAACCGATGAATAGTATTTAAATAGCAAGCCGATATAACAAAGACAAAAAATGGAGAATAAATATTAAACCATTCTTTATAATGATTTTTGTGCCACGGAGATTCGTATATTAACTCGTCCGGCAAAAAAAATGGACCCATAGTTAATATTGCGGTTATCAACGTTGCAATACCAGATGCCGTTTGTATTCTTTTATCTTTATTCAT